ATTTTATGTTTTCTCTGAAGTTTTACTCCTATTTTTTTGCAGTTTCGACAAAAAGAACTACCTTTGCACCGCAATTAAGGCTGGTTCCGTAGCTCAGCTGGATAGAGCAACGCCCTTCTAAGGCGTGGGTCTTGCGTTCGAATCGCAACGGAATCACAAAGAAGGAAGTCCCTAAAATACTGATAATTACAGGTTTTGGACTTCCTTTCTTCGTTCCTTTACCTGCCTTTGGGAATTAAAAAAAAGGATAATAACCTCACTTTTGAGGTTTTCTGCGTATCCTTTGCGTATCCTTAATTTTAGTTCATCATGGCAACATTATCATTAACCATTTTCAAAGCTAAAGTTCTGAAGGATGGAAAGCATAAAATTCGTATTGCTGTCCGTCATAAGCATGAAACGTGTTATATCATTACTCGTTTTGTTGTTGAGGAGAACCAATTCAAGAACGGCCAAGTTCTTAAACGGCCCGATGCAGCTTCTATCAATACGAAACTTCGCAGTATGCTCAACGACTATCAAGAGCGGCTCGATGCAATAAATAATCAGAATCTTTATACCTGTAGGCAGTTAAAGGATCTGCTTTTGAATTCGACTTCTGTAAAGGAAGCATCTACCTTTCAAACTGTGTCCCGAAAATATATCTCTGAATTGGAAGAGGAGGGCAGGAATAGTTACGCCACTCTACTAGAGAGGAATTGCCGGTACTTTACAGAGTTCACCAAAGGGGACATTCTTCTTTCAGATATAACACCTGTTCTAATTGAGGGATATTCCAGGTTCCTGAAGGTCAAGAAGGGAGTAGGGGACACTACCCTTGGAATGATGATGTCCAGAACACGAACCATCATCAACAGAGGCGTGAAGCAGCAACTTGTGAAATATGACGTCCATCCGTTCCTGAATTATTCTATCTCGGCACCCAACATTCGGGAAGTGGATTTGCCCATTGAGGTATTCAACAAAATACGTCTGGCCCATCCGAAAGAGAAAAAGCTTCGGGTGGCACATGATCTGTTTTGTCTTTCCTTCTATCTCGGAGGAATTAATCTCATAGATCTACTGCAAATCAATTTCAAGAACGTGGAAGTGCTGGAGTACGTCAGGACAAAATCACGGAACACAACGCATGGCACGAGGACAATCAGCTTCAGCATTCCTTCTCAGGCAAGAGATATCATAAATCTATGGATGAACAAAAACACTGGCAGGCTCGACTTTGGGTACAAGTTCTCATATCCAAACTTCTCACGGTACTTGACTCGTTCACTTGCTTCTTTGGCAAAGGAGTTGGGGATTACTGAGAAGGTTGTCTATTACTCGGCCAGAAAGTCGTTTGCCCAATACGCTTCTGAAATAGGCATTCCTGACGGGATAATAGACTACTGCTTGGGCCACTCGGACAAATCAAAAGGGGTGATAAGGTATTACACCAAAGTCCGGCAGAAACAAGCGGACATGGCTATTGCACGTGTGATTGATTATGTGAACAACCCAGAGAAGTACAAGGAATATATTGAACTGAGGTCTGATATTATGCTGATGAGAGGGTGAAATAGTAGAGGCGATCTATTCGGTCGCCTCTACTATTTCTTTCAGTCTATACAGCCGGTCGATAGATGGGTTGTAAAAAGGATCAGGATAATGAGCCTTAATGTCGTTAATATTTGCACGCACATATATAGACGTATCGTATATATGTTCAGCTTCGCTCAAGGTCACTTCTTTAGGAAGTTTGGCCGATTGGGCCCAATCCATGATAGCCAACACGGCTCCTTCGGAATAGTCGTATTTATTTGCCTCCATATCAATTATATTTTTATATGATTAAAATCCTCGACTACCATTATATGTAGTCGAGGATGATACATTTGTTAGTTCTAAGCCATAACCTCTGTTATTGCACGACGAAGATACTACTTTTTTCAAGACTTGTATATCATCCAGCCGACAATTATCAGAGCAAAAGCGATGATAATCCCGAAAGCCCATCCACCAAGCTCCAGCTTCATCTGCTGCCAGCGGGTGAGTTCCTTCTCCACCGGATAAGGCACCTTCACCTCCTTGGTGACCGTCACCTCTTTAGACGGAAGGTAGATGGTATCCTGTTGCGTCCGCACCTTCGCCAGTAGATTACCGAGGCTGTCAATGGTCAGCTGGGCCTGTGCGTTCTTACTGTTGGCTATGTCAAGCCAGGACAGAACGACTCTACCGTTTTCGTCACACTCCAGTAATGCTCTAATGGTAGAGCTGTCAGGTGGTAGTTGTACCTCTACCAGTTTCTCTATTACTACGCTGTCAGCGCTACTTTCAACTGGTACATACTTTATACTCCGACATGACCAGAAAGCGAAAATCAATAATAAACAATATATCCATTTCATAACATAAGCTTTTTGCCTATGCCCGAATTTGGATGCCGCCCGGGCATAAAAAAGGCGGTGAACTTGTGGAACACCGCCTAAATATATTATCATTCTATTTCTCTTATTTTGAATGTCCAAAAATTCTCATTGGCAAAGTGAAAGGTGGAATGCCAGCTCTAACTATCATATTTTGGATATATTCTCTATAATATGGCCACACGAAAACTATTAAACTCATTTCTTTAAATATGTCAAAAAAATCTTTTGAGATTACGACTTCGCTCGTTTTAAAATATGAGATTTTAAATTCTCCTGACATTTTAAATAATGTTTCTTTGTTTTCATCTTCTCCTAATACCCCATCAAGCTTAAAAGAAGCAATAAAATTAACTGTATTGGGTGCATCTAAGAAAGTGTATTTATCTTTAAAATTTAAATTTATGCTTCCTCCTTTTTTGGAGCAGTTAAATACTTCCATTGAACCTTTAGATAAGGAAATATTATCTAGCTCAATACATTTCAAAATAGAAGCATAATCAGCTGGCGATATTTTGCTTTTCGTATTCATAATTTTATATTGCTAAAGAATAAGGGTGTTCATTGCTGTTTTCAATAAATCTATATTTTGTTGCTTCGCTAAATATTGAATCTGTTTTATAACAAATTGTATTTAGCTTCTTCAAGATCGCTTCATTTTGTTCTGTCATTCTTGTGTCTAATTCATTTATTTTTTGTTCACACTTTGCATAAACAGCTCCTCCTCCGATTCCGAATGCCAAAATTTGATTAATATAAGAATTCAAAGAAACACCGTTGATTTTTGCTTGTTGTACTAACATCGAATGAATCCATGATGAAGTTCTGACTGAAAAAATTCCCTTATAATCAAATTCTTCTTTTGAAACTTCAGGTATTGCCTCACCTTTTTCATATAACATCTCAATGAATGCATCTTTTTCCTCCAAGAAGCTATTCAATGCAGAAACCTTATCGTCACCTATCCCATGACATGCGTTCAAGCCCAATTCATTGCAATACGCAACATACCACACATCACCATCGAGTTCCTCTCTTTGAATAATAATATTGTACTCTAATGATTTGTAGTACTGTAAATCTTTTCGTAACATAGTTGTGTAAATATATAAATGTGTGAGTCTATTTTGATTTCTTTATCCTAATTATTTCCATCAGTATAGGATAAAGATATTTTTTATAATTATTTCTTATTACTAAGCTTTCATCTCCACCTTTATGAACAACATGAACACCAAAATAGTTCCCAGGTGTTGGTGCTAAATTATGCTTAAATCGTTCCATTGACCCTCGTGGACTTTTTTGTAATTCAGCGCCTAAGAACTCGGCCAGTTTAACTATGTGATTAAAAGGAAGTTCTACGACTGGAGCGTTATATAGATTTTCCAATTCCTTTTCGACATCTTCAATGGTGGTTTCTTCTGTTATTTTAAATTTAAATTTCATATTAGCCACATATTTGGTTGCAAATATAATACCATTTTTTGTATTGTCATAGGATTTATCATATTTTATATTTGACGTATTGATTAAATCATGGCATCAAATAAATCTTCTTAGTTTAATAATTATAAACCATGTCGGAAAGTTTATTTATAATCTAATATACGTAAATCATAAAAAGGCGGTGTCCAATATTTCAAAGAACTATTTACGACATTACTATATCAGCTTGCAACACTATCCGCTAATGTTGCAAGCACCTTTCATCCTACCATTTTCGTGACCTTACGAAAATGTCCCTGAACACATTAATCGAATCTATCATACGATCAAGTATTCGCATATACCTTGTACATGCAGTTCAACAATCGCTTTCTTTCCCTCCTCAGATAACAAGTAGTCCACATCTTCCTTGTTGTCCTGGAATAGATTCTCAGTGAGTACAGCCGGACATTTGGTGTGCTTCAAAATATACAGATGGCCTTCTTTGTCCGGGTCTCCGTCTGTCTCGTCCTTTCGGAGCTTGAACCCTTTTTTTCCAGCTGCATTATAAAGGCTAGTCGCCAGTTTGTCGGCTTTCGTCTGGCCGACAGAGGTCCACGCCTCCCAACCGCGGGCGTCCATCCAAGTATCTCCCATACCCTTAGCATTGCAGTGGATAGAAACAAGGATGGCTTCACTGGCCTTGTACTCGTTAACACGCTTGCACCGCTCGGCCAGCGGCACATCAATCTCTTCACGGACGATGCGCTCTGCATCGAGGCCACGCTTGCGGAGTTCATGCACTACACGTTCTGCAATTTCACGGGTGTAGGCGTATTCCATCAGCCTTCCGTTCGGTGAACGCTTACCGGCGGTGTTGCTCCCGTGACCGTTGTCAATCAGTATTTTCATAATTCATTTCTTTTAGTTAATTTTGCAGCGATATACTCTCCCTAGATCTGGATGAGTATGCTTCCAAGCTAAGGGATTATCCGCAAGGATAGTCCCTTTATTTTTTCTCCTCCTTAATCATCTTGATTATTTTCTCGGCATCCTCGGTCGTGAGGCACTTCACTATCTTGGCAGCCACATCGGCCACTTCAGCTGCATGGCTACGTTTCCGGCGAAGGTTCTCGACCACGGAAAAACCTTCGACAAATAAGACTCCTGCCGTGCCGATGATGGCACCATAAGGCAGATTGTACCACGGGAAGCAAAGCACAAGGATGTCAATTAACACGAAGATGATTATCAGCCTGAAGTAGTCCACAATCTTCATGCCTGTCTTGCGAAGTGGCTTGCTGCGGATTTTTTCCTTGTTGGCTCTGGCAGCATCAATGCCTGTCCACATGTCCATCAGGCATGCAATGCAGATTAGCAGTGAACAGATAAAAATGATAGTAATACCTCCACGGATATCCTGCACAATGAATTTCAGGTATTCTTCCATGCTATAATAAGATGAATAGTGTTACATACGTGGCTAACAGTGCCGTTATCTCCACCCAGAACATCGGCTTCGTCAGAAGGTATGCCGAGATGAAGTTCCCTTTCCAATGTATTTTTGTGGCCCAGATTGTATAAGCAAGATAGACAGCCCATAGCAGAAGCATCCATGGGAATATCAAACCGACCCATACCTGTGAGAATAGGATGCAGAGAACTGCTCCGGTAATATGGACTGGTCTCTCAATGCCGGACTGAAAATTTGGAGCAATACCAATAAGCATCATGCCTATGCATGCAAGGAACGCTGTAAACTGATAACTTGGCGGTGTTGCATCCAGAATGGCAGGCATGAGAAGGGCGGCTGTCAAAAGCATAGAGATACCAAACCAAGCCTTGTGTTCAAGCTTATAGAACGTTTCACTGATTGAATAAGGGATGCCCTTATTCTTAACGCACACAGCAGTCGTATAGGATGCGATGCACAACATTGATAAGATTATTAATACTACCATACTTATTTTGTTTTAAGGTCCAACTTGTCGGGATACCCAGTCTTGTAATCATAATTCTCTACTTCCTCTACGGTTTGCAGTGAGTCAATCTCAGCCTTATGTCTGGCCGTCACATTGTAACACTCCAAGGCATACATCTCCAAGGCTGACAACATCTGTATGGCCAAATCGCAGGGGATGGTGTAGCTTTTGCCACCGAACCAAAGCACGGTCTCATCGTGACCAGAAGATTTCTCGATCTGCGTTGAGTTCATAAGACCGACACGGGTGGCCTTGTCAAGCCATACGTCATCTCCATCAAGAGTAAATGAATTTACCTTATCGGATTTGTCATACGATTCTATCTCAGCCAAAACCCGTGCCCTGACCTCATCCACACGACTTTTATACGTGCCGTCCAGGAATCCTCGTATCCAGTCCACAAGCATGTCGTAGTCTTTTACTGAGGCGTCTTCGGCATTCATGCGTCTCTTCCGCTCGATTTCTTCGGACAGGGCTGCATAATCCTGCGATGTCAACAGGCCGTATGCGTTCATCACTCCTGCCATTACGGCCTTATCGAGGCTGTAAGGCTTCTTCACCCGCACTGGGAAAGCTTCAGTCACTTCTTGCTCCACGCCTGCGTCGTCAACGGTCTTCACGGTCTTATGTCCGATAAACACGGTCACATAATTTCCTTCGTCCAGATAATGTATTTTACCATCTTTCCAAACGGTTTTGCTGCTGTTGTAGTCTTCTTCCTTGGTGGAAGGCACTACCTGATAATTGATTGATTTCATTTTTCAATATACGTTAATTGGTTTGTTGAATTCTTGAAGATATAACCGCACTGGTTCTCAATTTCCACCTCTTCCAGCGGAAGGACGGCCTGCTTGCCGTACGCTCGTTCACAGGCCTGTATGAACTGGATAATACCTTGGTAATTGCCGTGGAACTCACGGGCAAGGATTTTTCCGGTTTTCTCTCCTTCGACGACTTCTTCAATGCCGACAAGGCACTTGATCCAGTTGGCTTCACGCTGCGAATTGTACCTTAGCTCGTAGTCATAGATTGTGATTGACATGCCTAACAGGTCTTTGATTTCGACATGTCTGGCATCCATCTTACGGTATATCCGTATTTTTTGCGTCAATGCGTGTAACTTCATCTTGTTTTCTATGTATCGCATCAGCACATAGTTGTCGGCGTGCTTCATCAGGCCATAATAGGATGCCCACGACTTGTCTGAACGGCATTTCCTCGCTCGTCGCAGGGTAGCTTTCCGCACGGACACGTAGCCTTTGTCGTGGCCGCAAACTGTCCTGCCTTGGTTCCGATGGAAGACGTAGCCGCAAAAGTCGCACGGAACAGACAATGGCCGCACCTGTGCGCTTCCTCTCTTGGCACGCATCCCAAATCTGTACCACCACCAGTTCTTTATCCTCCATTTTGCCGTCTGCGCTTCCTCTTTCGTGGCAAATGCCAGAAAATTGTCGTCGGCATAGCGGACGCTTACAGGCGATATCGACTTCACGAAGTAGTCGAACTCAAGCATGACGACATGGTGTACGAAAGGACTGGCCGGTGTACCGATAGGCAGTTCCCCGTTTACGAAACAGACATCGACGGCATAGTCAACCAGCCAAGCGTCTGCCACCATCTGCTTCAACGCTCTTCGGAATACCTTAGGAGTGATATGCTCATAGCATTTCCGCTGGTCGATGACGAGGCAGTAATGAAGGTCTCTGCGGTCGTAGTAGATATGCTTCAGCCGGTGAACTACGGAGCGAGAGTATATCTTCGATGTAATCCCGCAGGTGGGTTTGCAGTTCAGCCCGTTCAGATTGTCCTTCCGGAAATAGTGAGGCTCAATCAGATTCAGCAGAAGATGCTGGTAAATGCGTGTCTCCAGCGACGGACTAAGGATATGGCGTACCTTTCCGTTGTTGTTGACCTTCACGAGGCTCCGGTAGGACAGGCGTTCTTTCCAGCTTCCGTCCTTCAGCGCAAGGAACAGGCTTATGCAGCGGTTGTCAAAGTCCTGCTTGAAAGCTTTGACATCCCGCTTGGTTCCATGTTTACGGAAGGCTCTGTAGGCTGCCGACTGCATATCGCTGATACTTAGATTAATATTTATGTTATCTATTCTCTTCATATTGTTTGCAAGCCGGGCTTGCATGGCAGTGTTGGTACCACTGCCGCCAGCACTCCTTACTGCGGGCTTGTCTTATATATTCGTCATTCCAAGACACGGCGAAGCGGTTCTCGAAGTTTCATTGTTCCTGTTTGGGCAGACCCTCCATAATTGCGATTGGCATTCGTAACGGCATTATTCGCATTCAAATTACGAGGCGAGCAATTGCTGTTATTCGCATAACCGCGAGCACGGCAGGCCGTCCGCTTCACCGTTTTTTCAACCTTCCTTTCCAGTTTCGGAGGTCGCGGTCCTCATGCCGGACTTGACGGGAGACGAAAGGATTTCGGAGGGGCTTGCAGCCCCTTTATTCCGCTTGCAGCGGGCTGCGCCTACTCAATCAAGGCTTGGGCAGACCCTCCATAAGCGCGAGAGGCAAGCGTAACGGCATAATGCGCAATCAAATAACGAGGCGAGCAAAAGCTGAAAAACGCAAAACCGCGAGCACGGCAGGCCAGCCGAACACGCTGGGTAAGTGTCGTACTCCAATTGTTGTTGTCCCATACATACATACATTCTCCGGTGGATATGCTTCCGCCTTTCTCTATCTTCCATGGTGCATAAGGCAACCTACGAAGAGCGTAACCGTCACCAAGATTGGTTCCTTCGCCTATCATCAGGTATTGGCTTTCAAAGTCAAAGACACCAAGTTCCGTTTTTGATGAAGTTTTTTCGGTGTGCCATTGCAACTGGTCAGGTTGCAGATAAAACTTAACAGGGTTGCCCGTACTACCACTTGTAGCATTGACACAAGTTCCTACTTGCTCATAACCGCCACCGCAATACATAAAGACGTCTCCGGCAAGGTTGACTCCGGAATAGAGCGACATGCGCAGGTTGACTTCCACATCCCAGCTTTGTTCAGTGCCATCGGAGGTGTAAGCTGTAAAAGTCTGCGACATTACTTTATGGACACGCACATTCATACTGGCCGCACCATCCGTGCCGGGAACACTGACATAACGGTACTTGTATCCGTAAAACTCGAATTCAGTGTCTTCGGGTACTCCGGTCTCCATGGCAAAGCTGAAGGCCATCTGGCTCTCCATGCAGGCTTCTTTCGGATATTCGCTGTTAATGAGTGCACTGAAGTGTACCCTACTACCTGTGGCATTGTAATAGATATCCTTCTGTTCGCTCCATTTGGCGTACGTCCATGTTTCTGTACCGTTTTTTTTGAACCTAACACCACCGTTCACAAGCCAGTTGCCTTCATTCGCACAAGAGTCGTTGGACGATATCCCGCTGCCGAATAGGTTGGCGTTATGCAGGTATTTGGTACCGTAAAGCACCTCAAGCTCCGTAACAAGCGTGTTCAAGGCATGATAGCCGCCTTCGGCAAACGGATAAGGGGCGTCGGCGTCCGCATTGTTCGAACGGGCGTAGGTCATGTTGTTAATCTGCTGCATGTCGTTGATACGAGGATATGTCTTTTCCTGGTCATAAAACATGGTACACAGATTGCTCTGGCCTTTTGACGACTGACAGTTCGTTTCGCCCTGATACAGGTACAGGAAGTTGCGTGTCTTCTTGTTCACCGTACATGCCGGGCCAGGGCCGATGGCGGTCGGTACAAGGGGGTACTTGCTGACGTCAATGCCGTCCCATACAACCGGATTGGTGAATATGCCTTTCCATGCCTTGCCGCTCTCGCCGATTACGTTGTCAAGCAGATACACGGTGTCCGTACGTGCGATGCCGATGGTGTATTTGGTCTCGGTGGTTTCCCACGGGCGGAGCACGCGAACCTCGGTGCCCTCCGAGTTGTAGAGCTTGGCCATGCCGTGCTCATTGTAGAATGTTTCGGCGTTGAACGCACCGGCATCGCAGTATTTCTGCTGTGCAGCCTGGTCAAGATACAAAGCTACATCGCACTCGGCACGCTGCACCTCGGTAATGCCGACGGTCGGCGCAAAGCTGCCGTCAGCAAACCGCAGCAGGTTGTTGCGCATCAGCTTGCCGACAGGCTTCGTGGTCTGACGGGTGTTGTCGGTGGTGTCAAGCAGATAGAAGTCGTACTTCATCAGAATATCCTTAGTATCTCGGAAGAACGACACGCTTTCAGGTGCCAGCTCGTCGGGGTCCCAGCCGGCAACGGCATAAGGTGACTGGGACATCTTCAACTGCTCCACATCTCCGGATAGCCCTTCAAGGCTCTGCTTCGTTGCATAGGTCCCAGCAGCATCGGTCTTGGTAAGTTGGTCTTGGGTTGCCTGTGTAATTGCTTCTGTCACATCTTCCTTGTCCGCAAGTCCGCTGATGTCGGGAATGTCGGACTTCCGGGCGAACCTGTCCGCTTTGACCTTCTTATTGTTTCCAGCGCTATCCACGACCGGGATATATTCGTTGCCGGTGACTTCACTCAGTTCGTCCATCTGGCTGATTTTTGTTCCTGTTACTGCCATATAATCATGATTTAAATTAGTTCACTTTATTTTCCATACACATGTATGATAAGTCATTTTCAGTAACGAACGCATTCCCGTTCTCATCAAGAATGGCGTCGTATATGTTTTGCTCAGTGGAATTGCCAACACCGGCGATATGTCCGATACGCGGCAACCGCAGCTTCTCCAGCGATACTTCGGGCAGGCGTATGCCTGACAAATCAACGCGCTCCATGTCAGTCCTCCGTGATGATGTTTGCATTGATGACGCGGCACAGGCTGACGATTTCCACCGTCACACCGGCGGGTATATCTATCTGGAAAATCATATTTCTGGACGCTTCGTAACTGGTCCAGTTCCTCACTGGTACGGGGTTCATCCCGTCGATGTATGCGTACACGGTGAGCTGGCCGATGTTGTTCTCTGCCTTGTACTCTCTCTCCAGCTGGACAACGGTTGTCCCTGCTGATACAAAACTGGCTGTGTACCTGTTGCCAGTCTGCTTGAATTCCAATGATTGTTTTGCCATAATTGTTATCATAATTGATGTTGTTTAAGAAATTCCAGCGTTATTGTATCTTTGGCATGTAAATGTATTACTTGATATTTCATAGGATATGTATAAGTACCCTACATTTATCATGCTGAGAAATGACTCACCTTGTACTCCGCTTATTATAATTTCATACTTACTTTCATCCGATAAGATAACAACAGACAAGTTAAATCTAGCCGATGTAATTTCTGTAGAAGAACCACTATAGAAAGTTGTATATATTGAATTACCATCTTCAATAGCTTTCTTTAATTTTTTAATTCCGCTTAGTCCACCCAAGGCTGTTGATATATCGGAAGTCGTTGAGCTTGAAGTTAAAAGGTTTACTTTACCGTCAACTTCATATCCTCCTGTTTTTATAACTTTAATAGCAGGGTGCGCATTCCAATCAATATTTACAATTTCTGAATAGGCTATATTTTTTCTTCTAGTAAAACATAAATATGGAGTAATGCCTAACAGATTCAAAACAGAAACTGGTATACTTGAATAAGTCTCGTTTCCTTGAATATATATTTTCTTACCAGCTTTAATAGCATTAGCTAATTCTGTTCTTTTATCTGAACCACCAAATGCAGCTACAATTTCTTCACTTGTAGCTAGAGTGTCTAGAGTAAGTACAGCAGTTGGCAAATAATATATATCATCAGAACTACTTCCGCCTCCGCTTGTCCCAAGACCCGCTTCAAGTTTTCCAATAGCCGTTGAAATAGAGTCTTCTTTTGTAATTTTAGAATACGATGCAGGCTTTGTATACCCTCCTAATAATCCTGAGCCAATTTGAGTATAAGGAAGTATAATTTTTTGTGTAATAGCAACTCCTTTAGAAGAAGACACTGTTATTACAGTATAAATGAAATTGATTTCGCTTTCAATGTAATACGATAAAATTATGGTTCCAGAAATGTTCTTAATATTTAATATTAGTGAAGTGCCTTCAGAATTTACATATGTGACTGTACCATTGTCAGCATATCCTTTTAGTGTACTATAGTCTTCATCTGTGCAAGTCCCACTAATTTCTGCTATTTGCGTTAGCCTGCTAATTAAATCCGAAATATCAACAGAACCTCCTGTGCCGCTTGTTATGGCAGCCCAATTGCCGTTTTTTCGCCCGTAAGTTTGCCCGTCAGATGGAGCATCTGCAATTCCACTACCAGTTCCACTGATTTCAATATTACCAGAGCCAACTATGCTATTCCCGTTTATAGTTTTCAGCTCCGTTCTCTTGACAAACTTGCTGTCATTGTCTAATTCACTTGTTTTGCTCGGTATTGTAGTTTCGGCCGGTAAAGCTCCTACCTCAGCGGCTGTGTATGACGGCTTAGTAGAAGAATTTACCCATGAAGGCTTGTTCAGCACGTTCGCCCACTGCACGCTGTCTGCCGTGCCTCCGCCTCCCGAGCCTCCTGAACCGTCATAGCCTTTAGGTATCCCAAAGTTTAGCTTATACTTTGGATTTCCACTTTCATCAGTTCCGTTAGCCACAACTTCCGATGTGGCTTCACTTCCTGCTTCCAATGTGGTAGTTGTACCAGTCTCCAATACAGGTGTTTTTCCTACAACTCCCTCTTCCGGCATACCTTCAACCTTATCCAAAAGGGTGTTGATTTCTTCTGTTGTCTTATTAATTACTCCCATATCTTTATACTTCGATAGTTATTGTTACTTCATTTGTTGTCGTATCGGTTACAACTTCAATATTATTTTCATCTCTCGGCTCTATATATGGCTCAAATGGATAACCGCATGAACCAAAGACAATTGCTATTAATACTAATAATACTGTTTTCATATTATACCTCTTTTAATGATATTGCTCTGATAGAAAGAGTACATTCTTGTGCGGCTACTATCCAAAAGCAGTCACTTACAGTAGTGTCTCTGTCTGCTGTAAATTTTGCTTGTATGGTTTTATACGATGTCCCAACAACTCCGTCGTTCAAAGCACTTCCGTAGAATAATGCTCCGTCTGACGTAGCGCTATCGTAACTGCTTTCTCTATCTCTGTCACATATATCTCCTACTATTTGTGTATCTTCAACACTAGATTTTATTTCAAGAGTAAGTAGGTATTGATGTCCCTGTTCCAATTTACCACCTAAATAGCCTCTGTTGAAATATACATCATCACCATAACCTAAGCTTCCTGTAAATTTGATTGTGACTATTCCTCCTGAGACTGAGATAGTTGAAGTTCCTCCGGTTTCCCAATAAGACAAACTTGTCAAAGCAGTTCCACTGAATATTTCGTCTCCGGTCACCGAATAAGCCTCAAAGTAAGCCGTAAGAGACTTATTGGCATTCATCGTAACACTATGAGACTGAGCCAAACCGTCCGACCATCGTACAAATCTATAGCCCGATTTAGCTGTAGCATTAACAGTAACTCTCTCGTTTTCATTATATGTACCGCCACCACTGACTGTACCTGCATAAGATGGACTTGCTGTAAGTGTAAGTGTATATGTCTTGGTTGGTATTTTAGTGAAATACGCTATTAGTGACTGTCCTGCTGTACTCCAAGTGACTGTGTGTATTCGTGAACCACCATCACTCCAACGGTCAAACTCATATCCGTCTGCTGGTATAGCCTGGACAGTTTCAGTTTGCCCTTTAGATACAATATGCAACTGACTCGGTGAAGGTATGGTCGTTCCTCCGTAAGAGGGCGAAACGGAAATACTTACTGTTATCATTTCGTATTCACCGCTTGTAACGTATAATGTACCGTCACTTTTCTTTTTAATCATACCACTACCTATCAACGATGCATCCAGCTCAAGTGTACCTTGCCCGCTTCCGGTTTTCATCAATATTTTTTCAGCCGTAACAACTACACCCCGGTTACCATAATACATTGACAATTCCGGCATTCCGGTATTCTCATTGACAGAAAACTTGGCAATATCAGTACCGTTGAATGATATACGAAGATACCCGTCAGAAATTGTAAGCTCAGTTTTTTTACCAAGTGAATGTAAAATACCACTTATATCCACAGAGCCGTCTGTTTTTACGATAAACTTATCATTTATATTCAGCGTGTTTGCTTTGATTGCGTTAGCAATAATTTGCGCGGTTATAAGTAGGCTGGCCTCTATCAATTCAGTATTGATATGACCTCCCTTGATAACTGTTTGGGCTCGCTCGGCATAATACACCATCTCCTCATAATCTGCATAGCCCATGTTCTTAGCTATTGCATTCTTTGCTTCATCAGATACGCCACCTATTTGTGCGTCCAAATCACTTTTAGCCTCTGCAATAGCCTCGCTTTTAATCGTGTCTTGTATAGCCTTATTCGCATTTTCTATAGCCGTGGCTAAATATGAGTAAGACGAATTAAATGCCGTGAATTTACTATCCACATTCGTTTTCTCCGAGGCCGTTGTTTTACCATCTGCAATAGCAGATTGTATAGCTGTAATAAGATTTGTGGTAGCAATGTCAAAAGAAGATTTCTCTTTATAAAGTAAAGTTTTGGCTGTTCCAGTTAAGTATTCGTTATTATACAGTGCTTCATAAGTAGCGTCAACTTCTTTTTTAGTAGCGGTAATAGTATTGATGTAGGTGGATATAGCCTTTGCTTCTGCTTCTGATATAATCCCATCGGAGAAAGCTCCATTCACATAATTGTTCAAATCAGATACAGCATTCTTAGCTTCATTCACGTCTTCCATTGCCTGCGCGGCATTATTCTTCGCTTCATCAGCGGCCATTTGGGCATTATCAGAATATCCTTTCAGCTTGTCCTGAATAGACTTGTTGGCCGTTTCGATAGCGGTGGATAGAGAAGCATAGGCAGTGTTGTATCTTGAAAAGGCATTGTCTACGGATGCTTTCTCCGCCGTTGTGGTCTTTCCGTCTGCAATGGCTGTCTCGATGGCATTCAAGAGCGCATCCTTGTAACTCATGAAAGATGCATACGAATTGCTGAGAGACACCTTAGCAGAACCTTCCAGATACCCGTTATTGTATAGCTCCGAATATGCCTTTGCGGCTGCCTGCGAAGTGCTCTCTACTGTGTTGATATAGGTAGCGATGGCTTTTGCCTCCGCTTCTGTAATGATTCCGTCCGCAAAAGCACCGTCAACGTAACCTTTCAGGTCATTCACATCCTCTTTAGCGTTAGAAGCTGCTTCTTGTGCGTTGGTTGCGTCATTCTTGGCATTATTTATCTCGGCCTCTATGGCTGCCATATCGGGGGCGTCTTTCAGATTGCCAAAGCCAACGGAACCGGGTTTGATAACTACTTTTCCTGTAAATACGTTCTTGTCAGCGTTAGGTGAAATTACAGAGACTTCCTTGTTAAGCATGGAATAGCTGTTAATTCCACTATATAGTTTGAAACAGGGTGCATCGTCGTCGTATGCAGAAAGATAGAACACATGCTGTCTGGATGGATTTGTCTTGTTGCCGATAGTGACAATTTCATCGCCGGCTTTCGGTTCCATGCTTCCACTGTCACAGTCAGTCATAGACAAGTCTATATAGTTCTCACCCAGTCCGACAACCCTACGCCAATAGTATTGATTGGATACGTTATGGGATGTCCCTTCCTTTACATTGAACTCCCTGCACTGTGCCAAATCGTCAATTGCAAATTCGTTTACAATCTCCCTTTCTTCATCGGTGTTGTTGAAGTAACAACGGTATACCTGTTCTCCTCCAGCAACCATTGATGTTAACGGATCATTGTTCGAGTCGAAAAGCTGACTGCCGGATTTGTCGAAAAGTGTTTCTGATTCGCCGCTCAGAATTTCAACCCGGTTACATTTCATACCGGCAGGAGATCCCACAAACCGTCCACCTACATGAGTCAGATGCTTTATCTGAAGAGAGTCAAAATAAGCCTTCAGCCTGATGTATATTTCATCGGCTTCAATATAGCTTTTCCCCGTTTTCGGGTCACGCTTGACTATGAACCCAGTACCGAACGGGCCGGAGGCGAAATCCTGAGATTGGATATTATCGGAAATTAATCCACCGAGGAAACGAATAAGATACTTCGTGCTGTCCGGTTGATCTTTTCGTAAAAAGGTAGCAAGTGAACGCAATGCAGAGAATACATTGCTATCGGAAGGCGCTGTAGAATCATTTGTTCTGATTACATACACGCCACTTCCACCACCTCCAGTATAAGTCTGCCCTTTGTAGGTGAGAGCGTCAACCTTATCCTCAATTTCACCGATGCGTGAGTAGGGCATACTTTCACCGATGGTATAGACTGGGCTGTCCCAAGGAATATCCAAGTTCATTTCCCAGCCCAAGACACGGGAGATGCGCCCGTTTTCAAAGTAGGTATCGTCAACCAGATTGATACGTTGGCCGAACTCGAACGTGCGGGAAATCAAGTCCTCTTTCACCCATGAACTGCTGAGGGTAGTAGGGTAGGTTCCGTCGTCCTTCTTCACCTTGTCGGCGTATTTCTGCGCCTTCTCCTTCAGTTCTTGCTCGGCTGCAGGGATATACTGGTCTGACACCAGTTGGGTGTCGAATCCCGAAAGAATATATTGGTCACCATTTTCCGGGCAGATGGTGTCGTCGGGTAGGGGACGACCGTAATCCTCGTTCCTCACAATCTCCCAAAGCTGTTCGCCACGCGTTTCATCCTTCGGGGTTGGGTTGAAGATGACGCCAAATACCATACCGTTTAGTTTGCCGGATTGGAAGGTAATCTGAAGCTCTTGTCCTTCGATGATATACTCTTCCTTGAACTCCAGACCTGTGTCCTTGTAGCGGTAGTATGTGACGGTTTCTGTAGTTCCGTCCTCATTCTCCACTTCTTCAGTGCGGGTGTGGACATCGGAAAGGGTTCCTACCCGTCGAGGATAGACATCATCAAACACCACTACATCTTCAATGGCCTCTTCCTGCGACATACCTTCGTATGCGTCGATATAGGGCGTGTCTTCGGGAAGCATCAGGCGTTTCTGGACCACGCCATTGATTACCGCCTGTTCGTCGGTCGGACGGTAGTTCGTAGGAATATTCCTTGTAGAGCCGAAGGCATAGATACGGGTGGCATAAGTGCCTTGGCTTTCGCTGCGGGTGATGGCCGACGCTTCGACACCACGCTCGATTTTAACGGCATCTCCGAACTCATTTCGCCCAAAATGAATCACGTTGTCCGTTATCCAGCAATCGCAGTTCCACTTATCCTTCCCTGCCATCGAGAACAAAGCATCCAACAGGTTCATGTTGTCGTAGGTCATCGCTACGGCCTTGTTCTCTACGGTATCATCTATGCTGAATGTGAAGTCTGTTCCCCGGTAAGTATATCCTAATGCCTTCAGGTTGCGGAGGAATACGCCCAATTGTACGTCAAGGGCTGCAGTGAGTGACCATGATGCCTCACTACCTGCCTGTTCTGGGGTGTATTTGAAGATTTTATTCTTCCATTTCCAGTAGTAGGCATCCAGCCTTAATTCATAATCATATCCTCCAGTTGAAGAGTTATAGGTAGGCTTCTGAAGGTCAACAATCTCATAGATTTTCGCAAGCTTACCGCCCATGGAGTCGTCCAATACTCCGGCTAAGTCCACGTAATCACCCAGTTTGAAAGGGATAGGAGAGGGTACCGAGAAAGGAAGGATAATGTAGTCCTCTTTCATCAGTGTAAACTTTCCCTTGGCCCCCTTGTTGATTGGGGTGGTAAATCTTAATTGGCCAGATATGTCTTTGATTTCAATCATATCCCCAAAGTTCAGAAATAGAAAATGGAAGCCCGAATAATCAGGGCTCCCATTTGAAACAATAGGGAAAAGGTTTGTTATTCGCTTCTTTCAGTAGGATTTGGCTCCTCGAATTTACTCGATACCTTACCAAAACATCTATCTAAACTCATACCATAAGAAATGCTTTTCCCAAGGTAAACTAGCTTATAAACCTCACTTCCGAGAGCTGGGACTTTGATGTTCACAGGACCTTTCTCCAGTTCAGTCTGAAAGGCTTTTTTCTTTGTCCGGTAGTCGCTCTCTGAGTTTCCTTCAATGGTAAATTGGAGGGTGATTTCTCGTGAGTCCACTTTTACATTATCTGTGATACCCCGTTTCCCATGTTCCAGTCTGCTTTCGTTCTCAATGTAGTCTTTCATTTGGTTGAATCCGTCGATAGCATCGAGAAAGCCATCTCCCATGCGGACTCCCCAAGTAGAGAAAGCATCTTTTCCGTTAATGATTAAATCTCCTGTCATAATCTTGATGTGTTACGTTTCACTTCGGCGATGTCGGCTTGCATCTGTTTGATGGGTTTGACGATTTCGCCTGTATTCTCTCTGATTTGCTGTAATTCCAGATATGAATTGGCCAGTATGGTACGCGTTTCGTCGGCTATGTTGTACATACCCGATGCCTGAGCTGTCAGGGAACTTATGGGTCCCCGTAGCTCTGTAATTGCTATGGCTTGTTGCTGCCCTATTGTTTCTAATCTTAGATTGGATTCGTATAAAGCTGTAAACCTTCCGTTCAACTCCTCTGCTGTATCTTGAGACATTGTAGTAAAGCCTTTTCTCGTAGCAGTTTGTGATGATGATTCTGTATCCTCTTCTCCAGGAGTGAACCCATGATCCTTAGCCCATTTGTCCCACTCTTCCGCTGCCGACGATGCGCCATTTAGCACACCTTCCAGCCCGTTATATATGTCGTTCATTATGTTGGCCAACTCCTTTTGCGTGTCCTCAACGGAATCCAGCCCGTACGCGGCACGCATACGCTCTTTGAATGTCTCAAGATAGGTCTGCACGTACAGTTCTTGAATCATCTGCCTGCCCAGCTCGTCTATGACTTCCGAGCCTACTTCACGGAATTGCTCCCAAGCGTCAGTACCATTTCTGACTGAATCAAAAATGATATCCGTGATGTCCGAGCCCAGGCTTCCGAAGGTAGAGGCGAGCAGTTCGTCGATTATTGATATATTCTCGTCATAAGCATTTTTCAAATCAATCACATTCTGAATCTGTTTACGTTGCTCATCAGAAATCTGAGTGTTCGTATCAAGGAAAGCCTGCGCAGCTTCTACGTTAAATGTTCCATCTTCGTTCCAAAGCTCTGGGGCAAGATCTTTCAAAGCTGTATATTCGTCCTTCTTTCCCCAAAAGTTTGCCCAGCCCGACCGGTCTTTCGTCTTGACGGCCATTGCTTGTAAGTCAGTATAACCCTTCTCATAAGCCGCCATTAGTGCTTTAGTTTCCTCGCTTATTCTTTTCCCAAATCCGAAAGAACCGAAAATTGGGGCAAATATGGCTGCACCAAGATTTTTATACTCTTCTTCAAGTTCCAATGCAGAAGTTCTTTGAAGTTCTTCATTATACTTCTCGAGAGCTTCCCGAGCGAGATCATAAGCGTCTCTTGCCTTTTCTATACTGGATGTTCCAAAAATCGAATCGTAGTCTTCATCTTTAAGAGAAAGAGAGATTTTTTCAATCTCACGCAGGAAATCAATCCTGTTCTGTTCATATTCATAAGCTTCTGATTGAAGCTGTGCCATTGAAGCTACTGTTTGAGTTATCATGTTAGATGCGCCTCCTACAATAGCTCCTATCCAACCGCCACTTTGAGCACCTTGCCCTGCCGCCTGCAAATTCTGCGAAAATGCACTGAACTGGTCGGAGAACTCTTTGAACTTCGCGTCTCCTGTTGCTTCCGCCAATATGGATACTTGCTCAGCCAGAAAACCTACTGCATCAGAAGCTTCAAGTGCTCCTTCCTTTAGATAAGAAACACCTTTTCCATACTCTGATTCAGATTGACTTTGAAGAAGCTTTTTCTTTTCTTCATTGGTCTCTTCGATTGCTCTTTTTGCAAGTTCGGATGATTCCTTAATCTTTCTGAAGCCCTTAACTATTCCATCAAACGGATAATCTGTTCTCTTGTCGAGTTCGTCCTGTTTCTCTATGATAGCGTCATATATTTCTTTGATGGATTCAGCGTCTCCCTTGAGCGCTTCCAACTGATCTTCCGTAAATCCAAGCGGTTTCTCAATGCTTATACCAGATAAGTAGTCGACAAGTGTTTTCGCCTCCGCTATTACTTTTTTGAGCGATGCTTTTGTCATTGAAGAGGAATCCGAAAACAAACGTGCGAATATGCCGGAATCGTTGACAAGAGCCTTGGACTCTTCATCTGTTATTTCTTTCACGGCCTTGGCGGCCTTCTCCTTGGCAACCTTGATGGCACGGTCAATATTGGCAGAATTTTCTTCTGTGCGTTGTGTCTCCAGATACGTTATGTCTTCATTCAGTTGTTTCTCGATAGCCTCTCTTTGAGCGGCGTAATCCTGATATTTCTCCAGTATTGATTGTAGTTTCTGCTGTTCTTCTTCAACGAGACCAGATAACCCTTTTTCACGTTTGTTCTCTGCATTTGAATATTTTATCGAGATCTCAACAGACTGTTCCTGTGTTAATTTACCTCCATTTTTTTCAGACCATTCCTTTTCAAGCTTCTTGATTTCCGCCAGCTCTTTTTTATAGTCCAGCTCGATTTGTTTTCTTTTCTTCTCGGAGCCTTCCTGCATCAGATTGATTTCATCTTGCTGGTTTTGGAAACGAAGCTGGAGAAGTGCTTCGGCAAGATTCTGTTGTTTGTCTGTCACTTTCTTGGTTTCTTCTTTTCGACTTATTCCTGTAAGTGTTTCGAGTGTCTTTTCAGCACTTTGCAACTCCTTTTCCTTTGATGTAATAGCCGATTCTACAGTCTTACCGGCTTCTACCTGCAACTTTCCGCTACGAAGGTCGGCAATCTCTTGATTGAGTGTCTTGATACGCTTGGTGGCATTTTCTACTTCTTTGGATATTGTAGACTGTTGGGCTTCTTTTTTATCGGATAGAGAAGATTTCTCAATCTCTTTTTCCAATTCTATGATAGCGGAAACCGTTTCGCCTAGTTCTTTGTTTACGGAATCCAATTCTTTCTTGGCCTTATTCGCACTATCTTTAAGCTGATTGTTTACAGCACTATTCTGAGAAAATACGGTCACACCTGTATTGACCCCTCTGTTCTGTAATGTGCTTCCAGTCATCGTTACGGATGAGTTGTACAAAGATTTTGCCTCATTGTAATTATCCGTGGCAACCTTCTGCTGTTTCTCCTGTGTCCTTTTTTTGCGATACAGTTCTTCCAACTCTTCCTGTACGGCCTTCAATCGTATCTGCTTTTCAAGTTGCGTAAGATAGGCTTTAATAGCTTCTGTGTTGTTGTTTATCAATTTACCTTCTTCATCAAGACTTGCATTGTAAGAAGGAATGATGGCCTGCAAATCGGACAAAGCCTTCTTCTTCTGGTCAAGGGATGACGTCTCACTTTTCAATACGCCGGATAACCTGTCAACCGTTGCAGCCTGTTTGGAAAATTCCTCATCGGCTTTCTTGTTCACGGAATTGAGAGCCTCCTGCGCTGCCGTGGCTTCATTTGTCCTTTTTGTAAACATGTAAACGGCCGTTCCAATCCCTACCAATGCGGCTAACAGCGCAACATAGACGTTCGACTTGGACGCCACATTGAAAGCCTGCTGTGCGGCGGTAGCCAGCCCCAATTCTTTGCGGTACATGGCTATCAGACGGATGCTTTCAACGAATCCGACCGCCTTCTGCGCTACGGCCGCCGTAATCAATGCGGCCTTATATGCACCATAAGCTGCAATCAGTCCACCCATTACAGAAATCACATCATCAAGGCTCTCGACCAAATCCTCGGCTGTACCTATGCCGAACTCGAATACTTCCTTGTACTTGTTTCCGAACTCATTCATTTTCTGGAAAAGGGTATCTTCGATATTCGACAATCTCTGGGGCCACGTCCCGGCGGAACTTTCCATAAGGTTGGCAAACTTTCCTCCCTCGGATGTCATGTTTTTGAAGGCCTGTTCGACTTCCTTAAACCCGACCTTACCTTCTTTTACGAGCTCTCCTACCTGGTCCTTAGTAACCCCCAAGACCTTGGCCAGTTCCTCGTAGATAGGAATACCACGGCCGGCGAACTGGCGAATGTCAACCGTCATTGCACGCCCCTGAGTGCGCAATGTTCCATACAGATAAATCAGTTGACCGATAGGAATCTGCAAGCCCGATGCAACATCGCCAAGCATAGAGAGTTCACCAACAACCTTGTCGGCGGAAGAGCCGTATGCCAGAAGCTGTTTCGCCCCAGTAGCCACATCATCGAGATTAAACGGTGTCTTTGCAGCAAACTGGACGATCTCCGCTATAAGCTGGTCCGCCTTTGACTTGTCCTGAAGGATGGTCGAAAGGGCAACCTGTAGCTGCTGCATCTTTCCGGTTGCTTCAATCACATCGGAGCCGAACTTCTTTATCGCCACTAGTCCACCGATTTCAGCGGCTGTACGCTTTAAAGAATCCGTCAGTGATTTTACTACCTCATCAGCGTTGTTCGTTCCACTGGAAAACTCCTTGTATTCTCTTGTAAGTTTCCTCACTTCGAGCCTGTTTCTGGCCTGCTGGTCCTGTAACTCGCCAAGGGAATATCTCTGCTCATTCAAGGCCGCTTTAGCCGTATTCAATTCAGCCAATTTAGCTTTTGAATTAGGAGAATACTTACCCATCTTTGAATATTCATCGGACAGTCTCCTAATATCATCCTGAGTTTCACGAATAATTTTTCTTTGCTTAATGATTTCTTCGGTTAGCTCATCGGAAGCCTTTGAAGCGGAATTTAGTTTCTTTTTCAGATCGTTTTCCATCACAGCACCAGCTTTTGCTGCTTCTGTAACAAGTCCCATCATCTGCTGGCGGGTGGATGCCAGTTGGGCCTCCAAAGCTCTTGCTGCAGCCGGAGATTTATTCACGTCCATCTTCTTAAGTTGGGCTTCCAGTTTCTCGCATTCTTGTCTCAGACGGATAACTTCGTCATAGTCAGAACTGACTTTAAAGTATAATATTGCCATTATTCATCGAATTTTCTATTCTTGAACATCTCTGCATCGGAAACCTCTTTCATCACTTCACCCGATGCTGTATGAAGTTTATCTTTTTGCATGATGACTAAATTACGGTATGGTATCACTTCCATGACTTCCGTGTATGTCAAATGAAGATTCTCCATGAATGACGTAATCTGTCCTAAAAGGCAATCGTTACCTATAATTTCTGTTTTGCTGTCAGGTTTACTACATTCTTTGCTAAACCCGACAGCTTCAAAAAAGACTGAGTTGATATTAAAGAATAAGCTGTTTCAAGAGCGTCTACAATCTCTTCAAATGTTCCATTGATAAATTCGTCAAACAAGCTGTCATCTCCTTGTGTTAGCCATGACAATGCGTGTGCAGCCATTTCCATATCACCTAACGAGCTGATTACATCTTTTAATGTTACGCCATCATTTATGTTTGACAGGTAATATCCAGCTCCTGCCAATTTCTTTATCGTAGGAGGGTATATTACATACACTTTGCCATTAACTGTTACGGTTTTATAATCCATTCCTAGAATGGCTCCATTTACTATCTTTGCTGCTTTCATAATTTAAATAAAAAGGCGGTGAGCAATCACCCACCGCCATCCTTAAAAAATCATATTACCTGAGTCTCATGCACCGGCTGCTTCCACCTTTGTTCCGTCGAACAAGTAGTCTGCTTTTACGCCTTCATTGGGATTGTCCATTGCAACGGCAGAAACACCCAAACCGATGTTCTTCTCGGCCTGATTCCCCTTACCGATAACGGCTGCATTGGTAAATACAATGTAGTTCCCTGTCTTGGTCTGGCCTACGATACCCATGTTCATGATGGTAGGAGAATCTGGAGATCCCCATCCTTCATCTGTACCGACCTTCTCACCACCTCGAAGAGCAACAAGGTCTTCAAGCTCATATTCTCCCATAGTAAACGCAATGTTTTTTGTACCCTTAGCGGTTACGTCACGATAGTACACACCGCCAGTCAGTTCATTAATGTAGTCGGTGTATGTAGGGTCATCCTCAGTGTAGCTCCATGTATCCTGATGGGAGTTCTTCACTTCGGTTGCAGACTCCAGCCACGTCTTCAAAGTGGCCGCTGTTACGGCTGCTGTAAACACATCGCCGTACCAGATTTTTTTAATTCCAATAAACGGTTTTAATGCCATATCATTTCACATTTAAAACTTCAAACAAAATTCTTACATTCACATAATGACACTTTAAGGCAGTGTCTTCCTCGGTTCCAATAGAGTCTATCGAATAATAGTAGCTTATACCGTCATAGCGTCCGGTTACACCGTCAAACAATTCTTGTGCCTGTTTCTCCAGTTCGTTCAGCCGGATGGTATTAGCTTCGCCTTCCTTCAGGTCGGGGACGCAAAGATTCACCTCGACGAAGGACTTCTTCCAGTACGTGCCCGGCTGTTGCTTCTTAGCGTGAATGACAATCCTTTCGGCCTTCAACGTACCAGTCAGCTTCTTGCCATGGGGAACAATGTCAATGCCGAAAGGCTGACAGTCACGGTAGAGTATGTTCGCTATGTCGGTGGTTACTATCATTGTACAATCTCCCAATCTTCTGCAAATACATCACTGATGGATGGTACCCACGAGTCTGCTCGTCCTGTATTCTCATTGTAGATAAGGCACTGGCTTGTGTAGTCAATAAATCCCTTTCCTTTCAAGATAAGGTCTTTGGCTGACTGCGGAAGCGACTGCATCTTTGGAATCACCTCACTCTCAATATGTGCCGGTACTTGCTTGATAACGAACAATCCTTTACCGTTCCAGCCAGTTCTTCGGATAGCACCACCTTGCTTCAAAACTTCAATAGCGTCACCGAAGCACATATTTTCACTTTCTTCTGACACTTCACGATATGAAGTTTCAAACGGTTCTGCAGGCGACCAGCTTTCATAACCGTCTTTATACTTCACGTGATAACCTGCTTTATCCTTTTCAACTGCTGAAGGGATTTTGCCAGCTTGTAGGAATCCTTTTCTATAGGCTTCACCCATTGTCATAGGTTCTGCTTCTACTTGTTTTGTACCAATGTATTTCTTCATTTGATTTCCTCCTTTAATCGTTTCTCAGCATATAGGGCTGCACCAGTCAAGACTTCATAACCTTTGGATTCAACAAAAGAAGCATACTCGGCTTCATTCCTCAACTCCAATCCGTCATCTTGAACTGAATATTTGTTTGACTTACGGAGCGTTCCGGTCCGGTTCTGATAGTTGCCATTCTTTACAGCGTAATCGACTGCTTCCTTGCCGATCTTCTCTTCAACGGCTTTCACCTCGGCATAACCTTGGTCGAAAAAGCTATCCACGTCCGAAAAATCAAACTTTACATCCATATCTCTGAGTAACCAAAATAATTCGTATTCTTCACCATGTAAACCTCGCCGCTTCCCCGGATATTCTCACTGTCCATACATCTGACTTCATCACCAGCCTTCAGTGAGATTCTTTTCTCACAGACTACATGGTAATTCGGTCGGTACACATCTCCGTTCTCCGAAGTAAACTCCTTGGTGGAGTTATCGTCACAACGGCACTTGCATACGTCCTGCCAGCTTTCGCCACCGGTACCGGGAATAGGCCGGCCGAACTCATCCGTTTCCATCGGAGTTATGACTTTAACCTGCAATATGTGGGGTGCGAATATCATAGGAATCTGACTTTAGGTTTATCTGACAGCGTGTCTTCAAGGCCGTACTTCTTACACAAGAAAGAATAGTATTCCTTCACACCCTTGATGTCCCAGGACATAGAGAAACCGTTCTCGCTGATGGAAGTGGCACGGAGTAATAGAGAGGGGATGAACTTCGCCATAGCCACCGAAATAAGTCCGATGTTTGACGGGTCTATCTCATCCTCTCCGCTTATCATTGAAGACAGACTTATCTCCAAAAGGTCAGCCTCCGACAAATTAATGCCGAAGGTCTGAAACTTCTGTGATATGTAGTCTTTTACTGTCATGCGTTCATTGTTGTCAAATCGAAGTTTACAATCAGGTTCGGATTCGTAATCTGAGGAATCCACTCTGCAGTGTATTCGAGATAACGTCCGTTCTTATCCTTGTAACCAGAGATAAGCATATCACCGTCAGCCTGAGTATAGTTGCGTCCAGGAACACCGTCCACAGCCTCGTATGGGGTGTGGAAGCGCATATAGCCTATCTTATCCTGTGGAAGAAGTGTGATACGGTCATCTGCGTAAATCTGTACATTCTTGCCGGTCTGGTCTTTTACATAGTCCTCCTTGATTTCGATGGCTGGAAGTCCAATGCCAGTGAACACCTGGGAAGCCAACTGCGATGTAATCAGACCGGTTGAAAGATACATCTCATTACCAGTAAGTTGCATCTTGAACTTGTCACCAAATTCTGCCGAACCGATAATGTTCTTTACGAAGGTACTACGTGACATAATCATCTTCTGGAAGTTACCGTAATCAGCTTTCAGCGCATTAATCTGCTGCTGCAAGTAGGTAATGAAATTAGTTTTATCACCAGTTGTTGGCGTGATGAACTTGAACGGAAGTTCAATGTTCAACAGCTCTATGCCACCAGCATTGTCGTCCTTGTTCTTGACTGTTGCTGCTCCTGTCATCAACAGAGAACCCAAGATAATATCCATGCGCTTGTGAGCAGCCAGAAGTACCTGACGGTAATCATCATAGATGAAGTTCACAATTTCCTGCATGGCTGCTACCTGGTCGGCAGGTTTAGCTGCATTGAACTTGTCAATCAAGTCCTGCAAATCAGACAGACGGTCTATTGAGATCTGGTAAGCATCACCCAAATAAGCAATTTCACCATATCCAGAACCGATATTCCTGCGTTCACGGATTGGTTTCTCACCATAACGAGAGTTGATAGAACCGGCCATGACTCCACTTACTGTACCGATGTAGTCTTTAAATACACGGGTAGTTGTTCTGCGGAAGTCAAGATACTGCTGCCAATAGATAGTGTCCTTACGAGTCTGAAGGACACGCTGAATAACGGCACTAACGATGTTAGGGTCATTGAACAGTGTATGAATAGTTAGCATCATATATTAGTCCTCCTTTCTTTATTCGTTAAACTGGAAATGTGGTAACTTTTCTTTATCCTTTGCATGGAAAGGCATAGCCAACTTAGTAGGTTCAATTTCGAATGCACGCATCAAAAGTGCAACCAAGACAATATCGTTTTCTACCAATTTTCTTTCATACAAAGCTGAGTTAGCAACCACCTTTGGAGTAGTACCATTCACTGCTGTTGCTTCAAAGAGAACTGTTCCTGCATTCACTGTAGCACCAAAGTCAGCCGCCAATGTCAACTTATCGAAAGCCTTATCAGACTTGTCAATGGCGTTGATTGTTGCACCATGAGAACCATCACCAATATGCATACCTACATAAGCAAGTGAGTTCTTTTTGATTTTCAAAGTTGTGTTGGAACCGGTTGTAAACTTTTCATAGACTTCCACACGGATGGCCACCTGAGCGGTTTTCTTTACCAGGTCGGCTGCAATCGGCGTGAAGGATGGGAGGAACGAACCAGCGACAAGGTTGGTTGTGTCCAGCTTGTAAGGGCCTCTGCGTCTGCGTCCGGTCTCTACGTCGTAGCGTTCCTCGACAGACGGTTCAGGCTCCATGTTGTACTTAAATCCTGCTGCCATAATTTACTAATTACTTGTTTTGTTGTTCGACAATAGATTTTGTGTCCGCCTCAATCATTTTGGCGAATGCGCTCGCTTCCTGCTCCTGCTTTTGTTCTGCAGTCTCAGGTGCTTTTGATTGCTCAAAGCCGCTGTTCTTCATCTCCTGCTTCACGTCCTTGAAGTATGCGTCCAAGTCCGTACCTTCGGGAATGTTGCGGTCTTTCAGCATGAAATCGGGAATACCGTACTTCTTGGCCACTGCCGAGATCTGAGAATTGCGCTGCGCCTGCGCTTTCTCTGCTTCATAAACAGAAAGCTTTTCGGAAAGAGTCTTGTTGGAATCAATCAAAGCCTGGGCCCATGAAGGAACTTCGTCCTTTTTCTCATCCTTCTTTTCGTCTTTCTTTTGTTCCGGTTCCTTGACTGGCTTTCCGTCTTTCAGCCCATGCTTCTTCTCGTAGTTAGAAACAGCGGAAGTCTGAGCTTGTCCTGCACGGAAATCACCATAGTTTTGCATCACGTCCTGAAATGAGATACCCTCAACGATGGAGGTTACCTTCGTTTCGTCCGTTACACCCTCTGCCTTTTTAGTGGCAATTCGGGTAAGTGTGGCAGTGTCCACCCCAGCGAATTTCTGTTGTAGTCCTGCCAAGATTTGTTCAAAGATTGTCATACCGTATGAGTTTGATTAATAATTTCATACGGTAAATTTACAGATAGAGAAGGGGAGGGGGAAATTTTAAGGCTAACGATACGAAACAATTAGGGGAATGTTCGTTTTTAGGCAAAAAGAAAGCGTGACTACTGTAGTAATCACGCTGAAAGAATATTAATCTTGAATCTTCTTACATCGCACACTCATGCTCCAGCTCGTTGGTAATGGCCTTATTGATAAAATCATTGATGGTCATTCCCGTATTGGCGGCGAATGCAGCTACACGAGCGTGAAGTTCAGAAGTCATACGCAGATTAAGTTTACCGCTGAACGGTTTTACCGGCTCAACTCCATCCGCTTTGCACCCTTCAAGATAGCTGTCAATTCCTTCTTCAAAATCCTTTTGGAGTTCGTCGATGGTAGTCCCTTCATAAAGAATCAAGACCTTGTTGCCCATTCCTTGCACCTTACCGCAAAGGCAATTATCCTCTTTGCTGTATTCCACAGAACCCTTGTAACCTTTGTATTCCAAATAATCCATAACTCTTTATATTAAACCGTTATTCTTCAAATGTTGGTAAATCGCTTTCATCATCCACGCTTTCATTATGCTTCCCGGGTGCGGACGATGTATATCTATATACTGCCCAGTTTCTTCGTTCTTGAAACGAATGCGGGAACCGGAAGTAGCTCCTTTGTTGTGCTTGGTGTAACCGAAGTAGCCAAGTAAAGAAAGGGTCTCTTCAAAGGTGAAATCCTTTGGCAGCTTCTTGAACCGTTCTATCAATTTCTCTTTCGAACCCATTGTGTTTTCGTTTTATGCAAAGGTACTAAATTTGGTACTAAAAACAAAGCCTTTTGCACAAAAAATAGCGATACCATAAAGATACCGCTATTAAAATGTTCTATATTTAAGATTTTGAATAGGCTTATTTTGTGTTAAACCCGTAATTTTTCTGCCAACTATGTTCTGTTTTTAATCTTTTGCTCCATTGCTCTTTAACGTAGAAAGCTGTTTCTGCTTCTCAATGTCGTTCTTTTGCTTTTCAGCTTGATCCTCCTTGATGGCTTCAATCTCGTCCAGAACAGAATCCACGTTCCCGACAAAGGTAATGGCCCGCTGCTGCGACCAAATCTCCCCGTCTTTGGCCTTGATGGCTGTGTCTATCTTGTCTTTGATGTCCTCCAGTCGGTAGGGCTGCATCTGTACATCCACGTCGATGGTCTCTGAGGCTTCTTCAAGAGTCGTGTTCACGGAACCCAAGGCGGAAACAAGGAAGTTCACCCGTCGTTGCATGAACTCGCCGACCGTTTCATTCAGGTTCTCTACATTCAGGTGCGTGGACATGAATACATAATCAAATGCCACTCCTGATACCGCACTTCCAGCACCTTTCAATGAATCGAAGGAGATACGTGGCGTATTCGTCAAGCTGTATATCTGGCTGAATAGGGTCTCCGCTTCGTACTTCACCGTTTCGCTCGCCTGGTTCCAGGTGAGATATTGGGCGTTCGCTCCCTGTCCGGTAAGCTGGACGATCCGGTTCTTGAACTCACCGGAGAAGTTCTGTACGTCTCCAAACAGCATGAGGATAGGGAAGAAGTGGTAGTCGATACAATCCGCATAGTTTGAAAGGAGTTTCTCCAGTCTTACGCGAAGGCTCTTGATTTTCTCGCAGTACGCTTCAGGACGGTACATATAAATCACCGGCATCTTCTTGAATCCATGAGCAAATGAGCCTTTGTCAGTCCAGTTGCTTGTCAGTTCCCACTGATAAACCATATCCTTGGTAATGGTCATGAAACAGGTAATCTCTACATCGTTCAGGTCTTTTTTCTTGTATTCACGGGATAAGGCCACCAAATCACCGTTGTCATTGAAGAACGGGTAAAGTTTATCACCTCGGAATGGAGACCATATAGCACTTTTCAAGCGATACTCAGGACGTGACTTTCCGAAGATACCAGCTACCTTACGTTTGAGTTTGGCCCAAAAGCCATCATCTTTTACCACATACCAGTATTCGGCCACTTCCTGTTCGGCCAACCATGCCCGGACCACTTTCTTATTCTGATACTTCAGTTTATTTTTCTTGAATACCTGCTTCAAGGCCGAAAGAAGGCTTTCTTCCGATTGATCCGGTTGGCAATCAAGAACAGGCTCTGTACCTACAGTGAAAGCGGTCTGAAGATTCACGATGTCCTGCTCGATGGGCAGGGCGATGCGGTTCGGCTCGACTTCTTTCTTCACAGCTGGTTCGACGTACTCTTTGCCGGTACTCGGGTCGGTTATCCTCTCTTCCGGCTTGGTAGTGATTTTGATTTTAGGATATTTCTCCTCATCAATCACTATCTCGTGTTTGTTCGGGTTCCAGTCATTATACAAGGCATGAGCGTTAGGGAGTTCCGTCTTCCGCCCCTTCTTCAGATAATAGATTTTTCTCTCAATCTCCGGTATAGCTAAAATTTCTTCTATTGTTCTCATATACTAAATCATTTTTCCAGTTTTAAAAGATAATCCATCTGTGTCCAACCGCCATGTGCTTCAATACTGATTATTCTCTTTTCAAGTATCTCCTTTGATATTGCATCCTTCAAAATTCCATGTCGGTATTCGTATCGTTCATAGTCCAACCAACTAACATCGGGATTATAAATCTCGAACTTACCCCATTCTCCTTTTCTTTCAATAAGGACCAAATTTATAAATTCGCCAACCGTATGAGGTTTATCCAGCCTTACATCGTAATAAGCTGAACAGTCTCCAAACTCTTCTGAGGTTTGTATAAATCGTATCATATTCTAATGTTTAATGTCCAAATATTCCTGAAATATCTTTAGGTTTCATAATCTTGCCAAGAAGTTCTCCCAAGACATAGTAACGGGCAGCGTCAATCCCGTGGTTATCGTGATCCTCAGGCTCATTGATGTAGTTTCCATCCTTATCCTTTGCCCAAACATAGTTTCTGAACTCCCTTTGAAGATTATAAGATCGTCTGGTGATGAAAATCTCCATTCCCTGCATCTTGTCGATACCAGCATTGACAGAACCACCACCCTTCTCCACCGGATATATCTTAATTCCACCATTACTTATTTCTTGAATCAGTCGTGGATCTGCGCTATCAGCTATTACTTTAAGACTCCAAGGACGGAGAGTTTTTATAATATCTCCTGATAGTAATCCGGTCCTATAATCAATTTCATCCAGATAAAGCGCATTGTCGATAATACCGCAGCGTATGGAGGCTGACGGGTCATTGGTATAACCAAAGTCCTGTCCTATAGCAACGTGCTTACACCACATCGGGAACTCTTCCACAATTCCCCATTTCTTGAACACTGCACCCTCGGCCACATCTGCCCATCGGCCGATAACGGTATGGGCATATTTTTCGGGGTTATTCTCCTTCATTTCATTGACTTCATTCAGGAACTCAGGGGAAAGGTTCTCAATGTTGTCGAAATAGGTGGTATGGATATGAAGGACATTCGGATGGGTGGAAATCTGTACCTGTACGCCGTCAATATCTACAAACTTATGGGTGTTCTCGATGAAGCGCTTGTAAACCCAGTGGTTCGAGTCTGTCGGGTTCATCACGATAATGATGCGGTTCTGGATTCCCTTCTGACGGATAGAAAGCATGATAGTCTCGAACTCCTTTTCCGATACCCATTCCTCAGCTTCATCTACCACGAAAGTGGTTATACCGTGAATAGATTTCAGTTTGGCCGTCTGTACGCCAGATGACGTCTTTATACCTCGAAACATTACACACCCGCCACTACGGAGATTTTTCACATCTGTCTTTGTACTTCGGAAATATTTAGAGTGGCCATCCAAATCTACCTTCTCCATGAATTCAGGGATAACGGAGATATGAGCCGAAACCATCGTGTATCGGGTATAGAGTATCTGATGGACGATTCTTTTTTCAGGCGACGGATGACGTACCTCGAAAAGTAATCGCTCAATGAAAGTAGATACATTGAACGACTTACCACTACCACGCCCTCCGGTTACAAGAATGATGAACTTGTCCTTGTTGTGATAGAGCGGCGCATATATTTTCTGGGGCTTAATCTTCACTCTCGTTCTCCTCCATCCATTTGTCTATGTCGATGCCATTCTCACGCTGAAAGTCGTTTTCTTCATCTTGTCGACGCTCAACTTTTCTCCATTCTTCATCATGATGATACAACCAGACGGACATCGCCTGAAGGTTGGGAGCCAACTCGCTTTCGCTCACCTGAAGCTCTTCTTCGCCGGTCAAATTCCCGTCCTGATCTTTCAGCTTTCTCACTACGGTACTCTTGGTCTTGATACCGCCCAAAGCCATTGCAAGGAACTTGGCACGTACTGCAGCGGTGATGGTTGCACGCCCGCGCGCTAATACTTCGCATAATTCGGAGTGCTCATTCTTCTTCTCGCAGAACGTCTGAGGAGCCAGGCCTAACGCAAAAGCAATTTCTCTGTCAGTGAATCCCTTTTTGGCATACGTTTCCACCTGAGAGAGGAATTCCTCACTCTTGTAATCGAATTTGGGCTTTCTTCCGGTATGTTTGCTATGTTGAGATTCACTTTTCATAATCATTCAATTCTTTCTACCTGCTCGTCGAATATCTCACCTTTGATAAACTTGGAATATGGATCATAACCAAATCTTTCACAGAAGGCTGCCTTAGCTTCGAACGTATCAAAGGAAAGCATAAGATAAGCATCCATATCTTGAGCCTGTTTCTGGGCTGCGTCCTTTACTTGTTGCTTGACTTCTTTCATGTGGGCTACCTTCTCAGCTATTTCCATCTGCTTGGCAGCTTTCTCGGCTTCCTTCTGTTCGGTTACAGGTGCCATCATATCTTCCAGCGCGTCTGCGATGGAGTTTTCTTCCTCTGTCTGGAGAAGGAAATCACAGCCAATCATGTTTAAATCGGCAGCCGTTAATCCGGCATCCTGATAATCAATATCTGGAACTAGTCGGGCCAATGCGTCATAGTCCCATGCACCCTGCGCGTTTGGATTGTTCATCAGGATGTTTAATTCCTTTTCCTGCTTTTCGTCCACGTCAATGACATCTACACGGATTCTATAATCGTTCTCAGGGAATTTCTGCAGCTCATCCATGACTGTTAGACGCTGATGGCCGGACACGACAGTAAGGTCAGTTCGCTTATTGACTACGATTCCACCAACCAGACCGAACTTCTTAATACCCCGCTTCAATGTTTTACGGGATTCCTCAGACAGTTTCCGGGGATTATAATCGGCGAAGTGAATGGCGGAACGGTTAAGCTCCACCGATTCACTCGTTATGTATTTACTCAGTTCCATATCATCCGTTACTTAAACCAAGCCCTCCACTTGCTGCTCGATGCATATTTTCAGCTGCTCTTCCAATTCTTCTAAATTGGCTTTCTGTTGTTGCTCTACTTCTGAGAGCTTGAGAACGGTTGAGAATAGCAACTTGCGCTCGGTTATATCCATAACCAGACATTAGATTTTGAGCTGTATAGGGATTTCCTAAATAACTCATAGTTCTATCCGAAATTCTTCTTCTGACTCTGCATTCCTCCTATTAATTTTGTTTATTCTTGTGCTCCCAAAGAATTCTCCCAGCCATCGGGAACACCTTGTAAATTCTCTGTAAATCTTGTGGATAATTCTTCTCCAGCCATAACATGCAATCCAGATTAAAGCCTACACCTGAACTGGCCTTGAGTGAATATCTAACCGGTTCCGGTAGTCCGTTCTGCCTCATGTAAGATAAGATGTCTTTCTGCGTCCAGTCGGCCAAAGGATAACACATACCGTTGTTCTCATAGCCGTTGGCTTCATAGCCTCTCAACATCAGGCGACGGTTCATGCCATCGGCCTTCTTCATGCCCAAGAACGTGTAGTAAAGCCCGTATCTGAGCTGCATAGCCTTTACCACATCAGCCAGTTTCAGTAGCTTCACTTTCGGATTGGGCACACAATACAGGCCACCGCGAAGGATGTATGTAAGGTTCCAGTGGGGCACTTGGACAAACTCTATCTTCGGATATTTGACTTTTACCCAGCCGATCCATCGTTCGATATGCTCTAATCCTTTGACGAAGTACATGAACACACAGACAATCCGGTCAAACTTGGGGTATATCATGTCCAGTAAGACCAAAGAATCCTTACCCAAGGACAAAAACAGCAAAGCCGCATCCGTTTTCTCACGAATGCGGTCAATGCTGCCGTATGTCTTTTCTTGCAGTGTCATATCAGCCACCGGACATACCTAGTCCTACACGGACGTTGTAATACTGCTGACGGCGGTTGATGAAACGACCGTTTTGCGACAAACCACCTGTTTCGGTAGTCAAACCTCTACGGCCACCTCGGTAGCCTCCAGTGGAATAAGTGCTTCTGTTTACTCTGACTCAGCTAAAAATTAAAAGTTAGACATTCTTTTCGATCACTCTACCAAGGTCATAAACAACCTGTGCGGCCAGGTATGTTTCACCTTGGTATTTGTATTCTATCAAATTGTGATTCTCGTCCTCAAACAGCTCGATCTTTGCGTCTTTGACTTCGACCAGTGCGCTGGCCCGGTCTTTGTTGTAACCTACTAAGAACCGGATGGCATCGTAATGCTTGGGCTGCAATTCGCCGTATTTCTCGACACAATAGCCTTCAGCGTCCAGCTGGCAGTATTTCTTCTGTGTGTTGGGTCTGATTTCTCTGAATTCTTGTTTCTTCTTGCCCTGCAAGATCTCGTCAAAGAACTTCTGTTTGATGATAAGAGTAAGTATTTCCATAATCGTGTATGTTTTAAAATTAGTTGCGGAAACAGGACTCGAACCTGTGACCCCCACCAAGTCAAAGTGGTAAGCTAACCATCTGCTCCATTCCGCGATAGTACCTTTATCACAAAGATACCTAATTATGAAGACAATTTTAAACAACAATTCAACACATACGAAACAATATGCTAATTGTTTGCTAATAAATCCGGGGCGTGCCCATTGATGATACTTTCAACGATTTCTTTTGCTTGTTCTATACCATCTTTATAGCCTTTGGCATAATCTGTTCTTGTAGAAAGGTAACTGGTATCATTACCCAGCCACTCGATTATTTCTTGGATTATTTCTTTTTCTTTCATAGCCATCTTAAATTAGAGTAATACACACCATTAATTTTGGTATAATCGCCATATAATCTAACTTCACCCCTGTACATGAGGGCGAATTTTGAATACCCAATGAACGAATTGATAAGTCGATAAACTTCTTGAGTGCCATATCCGTATTTCTTAATAGCAGGATAAACCATTGTTCTGAAAGCGATTTCGCTGTCTGTCATGTCGCCAACTGGATACACATTCAAAACGCCATTGTGGGCAAAATAAACGTTATTCTCGACGAACGGGTGGCAGTTGGCCCTACATATAGACCCATGCGTGGCCAGTCTGAAATGAAGAATGCAATCTTCGTCGTCACCAACCTCTGACAGGCGGTGTAAGAATGTCCGATAATCCAAACCCTTATGAAAATGATTGGTTGACACAAACCCGTAACCGTTGTGGTTTAGTTTCTTGATTTTGGCAAGAGTGTCCAGACATGGCATCTGGACACCTTTTGGCTTATAGATAATGCAACACATACTTATTTGATTTTAATCGTGTGAGGCTCATGCAAGAACCTCAGCACGTGATTTGAAAAATGATTTTTCTTTCTTTGTCAAGAAAGGTATCTCGTCTATTGAAGTAACCTCTGAACTTAGCACGTTCTTCTTAGACCAAGCCACCAGCTTTGCACAGAAGTTTACCCAGTTAGAGATCTTTTCGAAGTCTGTTGAGCCTTGATGCTGTCTGAACTCGATAGTTTTGTGGCGAGCATAAGAGCAAGCGTTAACCTTGAAATATCTGTCACCGTTCATGGCGTCGAAAATATCCGATTTTGTCGTACACCACATAAAGTTTCTACCTTGTAGTGTTCTGCACCATTGGCTGTTGTTGGCACGCCTTGATCTCGCCATGAACGTATCAATCACCTTCTCTAGTTTCTGATAGTTCTTGAATACATTTACATAGGCTTCGCCGGACAGAGTTGCAGCCCCGATATGAACATGTAAGCCTGTAGAGATATTCACTTGTGCATTTGCTTCATTCAAAGCTTTGCAGCATGTTTCTAGGCTTTTCATACCCTCTTTACCAGTAAGAACTGGCGATACACATTCGATAGGGTTCTCACCTCTGATAGAAGAATCAGATACGAACTTGTAGTAGTGGTTGTTGTCAACGTGATTATAACCCTCATACTGAAAAGGTATTTCGTTTCTCGTGGCGCTTTCTCTCATAATGCTGGCAGCTACCAGGCATTCGATCTCAACGCCAAAGGTAAACTTATGAACCTCTCTGACAGTCTTAGGCAGTTCAGCCATAAGAAGTTCAATCTCATACTTTCTCAAACCTAACTTGATGAAAGCCTCTTTCTTTGCAGCCTTAGAACTTTTCATGTTCTTAATGTCTTGGATTTCTTCGTTCAATGTCTTCATAATCGTGCGTATTGAAAATTAATAATCGTGTGTAATTGCAGGGCTTTCGCCCTGCTGCTATTTACTTGTGTGATTCTCTGAAATCAAGTTCTACAATCTTGTGATACTTGTTTATATCGTACAAACCGATACCACAACCCATAGCCGATGCAAGTCTTACCACTTCTTCTAATGCAATCATCACATCTGAACTAGCGTCTATAGCCTCATTCTTGGCTCTTTCATACTGTCTTGTATTATATGTTGTTTCTTGAATCTTTTCAGCTTCTTGAACTCTTTTGAGTGCTTCATTGATAACTTTGATTTGTTCTTTAATCTCTTTGATGTAATCACTACTAATAGTCTTCATAATCGTATGTATTTAAATTGTTATTACTTCTTGTTTGATGATGCAAAGTTAAAGCAAACTTTATTACCTACAACACTTTTGATAAAGTTTTATTTATCAGTTAACATCATTTAATAAATCAAACTTTATCAAATAGACTTTTATTGATAAAGTTTACATATATTTGCGGAGCAATCACATTAAAGAGAACTTTATGAATTTACAACTGAAAGAAATCATGTCAGCAAGAAACGTAACATCTGCTTTGCTTGCTGAAAAGGTCGGCATTTCAAAGGTAGCTGTCAGCAACATTGTAACCGGCAAATCATTTCCGTCACTTGACACGTTAATGAAAATGGCAGACGTTTTGAACGTCACTATATCGGAACTGATTGGAGAAACTGAGTTTACGGGAGCAGGATATATTGTTTGTCCCCATTGTGGAAAGAAAATTAAAATAGAGAAAGCGGAATAAAAACAAAGGCCGGAAGCATAACGCTCCGGCTTTTTACTTGATCAGTCCTTTGACTTTCAACCTTTCTAAAATTTGGTTGTAAAGATACTCTATATCCTGCCGGAAATCCTTATATTGCTGATAGATAAAGGAAACATCAGCAATATTGTTTGATATTACACACGGGGAGACATCTGGGAACACACCGGCGATCTCCGCCCGAATTCCGTTCGGTAGCCGCCCACCAGCCAACACACTGGGAGCGAACAGGAACAGCACGATGAAGAGGAACTTCTTCCGCTGGGTAACACTCTCCGGATTGGGCGGGCAGGCCATCCCGGCCAATAATTCTTTGAACCAGGAATAAAGCTCAGGAATGAGTGAAAAGTCGGTTAGGATAGGGGAGGAAAGCTCATTCTCTCTCTCGGATAATCTTGATTTCTGTTCACGGATTGATTTCAGCTCCACGATTGATGAAAATTCTTTTGTCATAGCACGATTATTTAAACTGGAATTCTTATATTTGCATCATAATCGTGTGGGGGAGTTGGCTTTTAATCGTGTGGGCTGGCTCCCTTTTTTAATATGCTTTCCCTCCGTGCATAAACGGGCGAAGTTCGTTGTATTTCATTTTCTGTTCGATGTACCAGAAGATGTCGATGTCTTTCTTTACGCAAAACCCAATGATTTCCATTAAAGCTACTCGTAGATAGCTATCGAAGGAATGCGTTTCAATGAAATCAGTATTTGTCAAGTTGCAGACCAAGAAAAACATGGATTCGGTAAAAGTCCAGTCAAAGAACCCCTCTGAACATTTCAATTCATCAAGATTGACTTCACCTAAATCTACATTTCTCAATCCGGCCAGATCCAGCAGTCGGATGCAGGCATCGGAAAGTTCATCCTCTACGCTATCTTTAAGATAATATTCAAACGTATCACGATAGGCTTTATCATAGTTTTCTCCATACAGCTTCATCTCGTGTATGTAGTAATCCAATTCCTGATTGAACTTTTTAGTATCTGCATTTTTTCCTTTCCGGTCAGCTTCCACAGCTTCCATCAGCTCGGATATGACCAAGCAAAGGAAATGTTCATCACTTAGATTTTCGTCATGCCAGCCGTGGACTACTGCACACTGATAGGCTTTATCTCTTAGGTCGTTCAGATTCTTCATATCAAATATTATTTGTATTCTTATGTTAACTTTGTTACGTTATCGAAACAAAATAATAGAATTAACATTTTCATATAGAAAAATGCGTTATATTTGCAACGCTTTGCATTTGGAGTATCAACACCTCCAATCCGGCGAACTGTCATTCGCCTCCTCTTGTCACATCTCCTGCGAGAAAAGACATAAGCCCATAGTCCTGCTAACTTTGGGCTTTTTTTAGTTGAACTTGACAGGGTTCAGCTAAATGAAGGATGCTGATAGCAGGTCAGCGTCCAAAGCGGAAAGGAGGTGTTGATATGAAAAATGCAAAGCAAGATGAAAGCGGCAAGATACGTGTATTTTGTCGGTATATCGTGAAGAATGGTAAGAGAATCTATCCAAAGAAATCTCTATACTTCTCTTTTTTGGTAGACTGTAAAAAAAACAGCATAATACCGCTTTTTAGGGGATGAGCAGGCATCCCTTTTTTTATATTCTTATATCAACTGCGTTTCATTATCTGCTGCCATAGCCTCGCATATTTTCTCAATGCACTCAACATTTTCTTCGTTCATCCATTCCTTGGCCACATTCCATGCAATGCTTTTGCTTGGTTTAAAGTTATCAAGTCGAATGCTATGGTGAGACAATCTGCCTTCTGTAGGCTTTAGCCCGGCATCATGTAATTCACATAGACCGTCTTTGTAGAACGTGCACCATTCGCCTTCTTGTTTGGCCTGTATCATTGGTACGGCCATATCTGTGACCCCCATAATGATACCTACACACCATTCTGTTGGTGCCAGTCTGTCTTTATATCCGGCCTCGATAAGCTTCAATATATCTTGCGGGGTTCCCAAGCAAGGCGTGTGACATTGCTGCTTGCACAACTGGCATTTGCACTGCACGGGCTTACGGCCGGTCTTCCTGATTATTCGCTGTAACGGCGTTTCGTTTATAAGTAAGCTCATTTCGTTTCTCCTTTCAGGTATTCAGTATTAAAGTACCCATTTGATATTAACCAGGCAATCATACTTATGATATTCTCATAAATATCTGAACTGTCGTACACCCTTGCGAATTCACGTAGGCCAGCATCCCAATATGAAACGACTGGAGGCATGATTTGTATATGTATCACCTTCCTGAAAAAAAGAGGCATCATTTCCAACAATCGGCTAAGGCTCCATGAGGGGAAGATACTTTCCATCGTCAACATCTTTTCTCTGTCCATGTAGGACGCAAATGCTTGCGTTTCATAATTATCCCAATCTCCATCGTTTATTTGCAAGAGAAAGCAATCCGCCGTTTCCGGTTTCAGCCCAAGCGCAAGCAGTTGCTCCGACTGCTCGCGGGTAGTTGCTATTTGTGAGTTGAAGTTCATTTTGTTTCCTCCAAGTTATAATCCCAAAAGCAAAGTTTACCTTTCACATTCCCAATAGGCTTTTCAAACAGAACCGAATCCTTCAGCACCCAGTTCCAGCATCCTTTCTCAGCCCAGACTGACGGATGGTTCCGCACGCAGTCGGATATAACCACGCTGCCGATGATTGCACCAAATTCCCATTTACCGGAAGTGCTTTTCTCAGAAATTAATGGAAAAGCCTGTTTCATCTGTTCATCGGTTAAGTCTATCTCAAACTTCTTACCATGACATCCGCTTGCATGTATCAACACCCTTTGGCCAATGTACTTCTGAGGGCACTTCCATGTTCGGTTCTCGATGTCCTTAATACCGTGAGCGATTAAGCTCGCCCACGGCTGTTTGATAGATATTGCTTTCATAAATTGTGTTTTTAATGAAGGGACATATCCGAATGAAAAGAGTAAAGTGTCAAATTCTAAACTTATCATTATGAATATTGGATATGCCCCTTTTTGTTATTACTTTTGTTCTGTCAAATTCTAAAACTTAATTATTATGACTAAATTTATTGAGATTAAAGACTTAAACGGGGATGTTATATCCTTAAACGTGGATTATATTTTTGAAGTTGATGCCAAGATTCTGCGTAAGAATGTCTCAGGAACAACTATTAAAATAGCAGTACAGGGATTTAACAATTTCGCCTATCAGTATGTGGAAACAGCCATGCCATATGAAGATGTTATGGCGTTGATTCGTTACTGATCCAAGAATACACATCCTTGTAGTATGATTCACAACTATGTTTGATGCACCACAATCTTAAAGGTCTTTCCCATACCGGAGCCTGCATAAGCCATTGGTAAGCTTCTTCAGCTTGCTTTTGTCCGTAGGCTCCGATGTATTTCCAAACCAACATTTTGTAGATTTTCATATTACTTTCCTCCTTATTTTGCTCTTAAATAGCTCTTAAATACCTCTTAAAAAGCTCTTAATCTTCTTCAGGGTTTTTCAATGTATTGGACAAACCAATGTTCAGAATGGCCGTACATGTTGCTATCAATACCAGCTCAAGCACGCTAAACCCAGAAGACAGCCCTATCACAACCAAGGTCATTCCGGAACCGTAGGCTATCACACCAAGTATTTGGTTAATGATATTCAGTATCTTTTTCATGCGTCAATCCTCCGTATTAGGTATTAAGTCTTTAATGTATGCCCATCTGATAGTTCCATTTCTTTTAACCATACTTCTCCACGATTTTATTGTATGGAAATACACTATATCAATCCTTCCATCTGGGAACTCCACTAAAGTTAACTCCGCTTTATCAGGTATTTTGTTTGCATCATTCCACACGCTATTGATGCGCCATTCAGCCCCATCCACAAAGGCCTTATGCTTTGCCATTACTGAATTGTTATCGGTGAATCCCAATGAGCTGCCAGAATAATCTCCGGCAGCTTTTTCAATATCTTTTCTTTTCATGCTTCTTCCTCCTTCAACGCTTTCACATATCTTTCCAGCAGATCCTTCAGCTTACGGATGGCCTTTGTTGGTATATGTATAATAGGACATCCCTTTGTTAGCTCATCTTTATTGCTTGTATAGAAAACCATCAGCATGTCTTCTTCAAAGTTCAATTCGTAAAGCTCACCTTTTTCATCCCCAAAATCAAAAATCAGGTTCACCTTCTCGTTTTCCAACATTTCTTCAATTTCCCAGCCTTCCAGCTTGAAATAGTCCATTGTGCCATCGTCCTCTTCAATCTCGGCCAGTGTGCAGTAAATCTCACCGTAGAGCCTGAACCGCTCCAGCATGTCTTCTTTTGTTGTATTCAGTTCCATATCATTTCTCCTCCATTTTATCTGTTGTTCCTAAAAGATGCTCGTTGCCTTCGTAAGGGATGCACTGTTCGTATATACTACCTACGCAGATGTACAATCCATCTTCATTTTTGTGGCTGAACAAACCACAACGCCATTCGCTGTCTTCATCATGGTCTTTTACCAATACCTTATCAAACGGCTTAAACTCATATTCCTGCTTTTGCTCAACCCCGAAGAAGCGTTTTAGATATTCTTTAGCTTTAGGTTCTTTACTTGCTTTGAGTGCTTCAATCAGTTCTTGTTTTTCTGTTTCGGTAGCACGTCTTTTAACTATATAAGTCCATCTGCTTTCATCTATGTTTTCATTGATAGAAAGTAATTTATTGTAATTTAATCCGCATATATATCCATAACCCCATTGTTTATCCTTTATGCCATTATAAATAAACGGCATATCAGCACCATCTATTAATACATCCCCATCCTTAAACATTCTGTATTCAGGGACTTCCAGCATCAGATCTTCCTTCTGTTGTTCGCCTTTGGATTTCCAAGATTTGAATCTACCGTCTATTGTATACAAGGTTGGTTCTTCAAATATTCCATTTTCTACCAAAGCCAATATCGGATAAGTCCCTGATAGCGACTTATAATTCCAGCACACAACTCTTGCTTTCCTGCCATTACAAGTTACGATGTTTCCTTCTGCTTTCCCATTGGAAATTGCCTTCGCCAACTCCAGCTCAAAAGGTATTTTGATGAATTTATTTTCCATATCATTTGATTTTTAATCGTTCTCTTCTATACCAATCAGCATACTCACTTGTCTGTTTGTCTTTAGTGACATATATGACTGTTGTTTGATTAATCCGCAATGGGTACAACCGTTTTTCACGCTTTTTCTGATGTTCAATATACTCAGAAAGGTCATTGACGTTCTTGGTTGTATCTGCCTTTCGCTCCTTGGTTGGAGGTAATATGTTCTTGTTTGCCATTATTCTTTGTTTTTTCACTTTACCTAAACTTTAGGTAAAGTCATTCAAGGTGTAAGGATAGTTGACTATTCGGTTCTTTATAACCGGGATTGGCCAAAAGGAAAGCCTTCCTTAGTGCTTCGGAAATCTTATCACGTATGGCCTTAGAAACATGGTTCCTGTCAGCTTCGTTGTTAATCAACAAGCATTTGTCAAGGCTTCCATTAATAGGTTTCTCATCAAGAAACAAGCTGTATTCCGTAAATATCCGGTTCTGCGTCCAGCCTTCCTTTTCTTCCTCCTCTGTTTGATACCGCTCTATCACGGTATCTTGTATTGTTCTCAGAACCCTTTGTCCTCTGTCGCTTCTGCAGCCCTGTTTTTCGTTCTCGAACATAACAGAAAGGGAACGCTTTTTGCGGACATTCCCTATTTTTGCCCAGCCGTAATAGACTTTCAGCTTCTCCATAATACATTATTTGATTTTTCGGCTTTACGTAAACTTTATGTAAAGCCGAATTATGCAACTTTTCGTTTCCTAACAATCTCCTTACATATCGCCTCGCAAAGTACACGGGCCATGTTCACCTCCACGGCATTTCCGATGAACTTTTTCTGGTCAGATTGTGGGCCAATCAGAATATAGTCTTCCGGGAAACCCATAATCTTTTTTAGTTCAGCAATCCTAAGCATCCGCATCTTGATGTCGATAATCCCATAGAGAGCCATGAACTCCTTAATCTTGATGGTCATCGGGCTGTCCCCAGGAGCAACCTGTATCCCTATACCTCCCTCGGCGGCTACGAGATAGGGCGGCATCTTGTCCATCCGTGCAATCAATGTGAAGCATGGATTGCTCACCGAACCGCCTGCACTGGCAAACTGTGGGTTCATCAGGTAAAACCATTTTCTGTTTGCGGTGATGGTCTGTGAAGGTTGTTCGATGCTGCTCCCAATATTCGAGAAAGCCGTGTTCATTATCCACGGCTTACGGAAAGTAGACTGCTTCATAAGAACCGGAGTTACCAGATTTTGCTTGGGTACCGTCATAATGGCAGGGCACGGCGTTTCAACGCTTCCCAGCTGACCTCCACCGGAATAGTAGTTCATAAAGAACGGTGTTACTAAGGATAACCGGTCTTTGGTTGTGACCGTCGGCGCAGGCAATTGCACCGAATGATTATGCCCGTTCCCGTAATAGGCCGAGACGAAAGCATGATGGTCTTTACAGGTGATTGTTCCGGCGGGGCCGTCCACCGATATGTTCTTACTTCCAGGATGACCGCCGAATTGCTTGGAAAGGAAATTCACCTTGGCCAATGCCAACCGTCCTTGTGTGGCTACCACCGGACAAGGTTCGTCAACGCTTGGTGCCTGGTATTTCCCAGTCCGGCTCATGGAGTTGTACTTCACGATGAAAGCGTTCATCCCCCCGGCCACAAACTTAATCAGTCCGGCATAGATGCGTTCAAGGGTCTTCTCGGCCAGCGGCTTCTTCCGGCAGAAAATGCTATCTCCTTCATCGGAGAAGTCCAACACTTCCTTGACGGGCTTCCACTTCTCCAGCCGTCCGAACATATCGGTCTTGCCGTCCTTGCAATGTGTAGGTTCGGGAAAGACAATAGGCAGGCCACGCTTGGCAAAGATGCCGAAGAAACGCTTGCGGGTGGTATAGGCACCATAGTCGGCTGCGTTAAGTATTCGCCAGTCGAAGTCGTAACCGTATCGCTTCACGTTCCGTTTCCACTTCTCGTAGCAACGGCCTTTGTCCTTGCTGATGGGGTGTCCATGCTCGTCCATATCGCCCCAGGACATAAACTCCTCGACATTCTCTATCTGGATGTAGTCAGGGTCAATGGCTTCGATATAGCGGAACAAGTGTTCGGCCAAAGTCCGGCTGTCAGCGTCCCGTGGCTGTCCGCCCTTTGCCTTGGAGAAGTTGGTGCATTCCAGCGATGCCCACAGCACGACCAACGCATCCGGATAAATCTTCTTCATTCGCTCTATGTGGACAATCAAAGGAGAAAGCTCCAGCGTACGGATGTCCTCCGTGAAGTGAAGGGCTTCGGGATGGTTTGCCGCATGGCTGGCGATTGCGTTTGCATCGTGGTTGACGCAAGCTATCACCTTGGCGCATTGTTCACCGGCATATCGCGCATTTTCTACTCCTGTACTGGTTCCTCCGGCACCGCAGAACAGGTCTATATATAAAAGTCTGGTCATAATGTCTGATTGATTTGTGTGTTGTTTGGTTCCCATCCCTTTGGTATCTTTGCCCACTTTCTGAAGTAGGCATCGAAGCTGTCCATATCGTTGAACATGTCCATCTTGGATTGTTCTTCTATCACCAATGAGGAAAATTCCTTGAAATAAGCATCTGCAGATTGCACAAATCGTGTATGTAGCTGCTTGATTGCTCCGAGCATCAAACCTCGTTCCCTCATTAAATCGGAGGCTTCTTCTACCAGATTGTTTGCTTCACACAATAGAATTTGTGAGGCGGATAGTAGTTGGTTCAAACGGGCCATAGAGCCGTCTTTCTCCGCGGCTTCTATCAATGTTTTCTTGGGTCTCATAATCGTTTGTCTTTAAATCGTATCTTCAAAAATCCTCTTCGTTCACATTCTCTGAGCATTTCCATGTCTTCTTCGCGAATGTCGCAGGACGTTTCGTGGTTTACACTCATGTAGGAGGAAATACCAAATTTTTCCCGGATGCTTTCGTAGCAATCCTTTTGACGGCCTTTTGCCGTCCAGCAGACGGTGAGTTTCATCTTCGCAAGCTGTTTCCTTCAAACTTGACTCGGCGGGTGATGGCAACCAGCCTGTCCATCGTGCGTTCGCCGTATTTTTGTGAGATTTCTTCGAGAGACAGGTTGGTAGTCAGCATAAGTAGCTTGCCGCGCTTCTCGGCTTCGTCTACAATCTCGCAGAAGGCAAGGCGGCGTTCGCCGTACTTGACGGCCATGCTTTCGGTGCCCACGTCGTCGATGTAGAGGATGTGCTTCTGCTTCACGGTGTCGAGATCTGCGTTCATCTGCTGTACGTCGTAGCAGGATACTACTTTGCGGCAGTAGTGATTGAGCAGCATCGGGATGATCTTCCAGCATATAAGTGATTTCCCGCGTCCGCAGTTTCCGTGACATAATAGACCCCTTCCACGGTTGTCGGTGAGCCACTGGACTATCTGATCGTATTCGGGTAGCCACTGGGCTTTTCCGCCAGTGAAGTAATTAAGACCACGCCAAAGTACATCCTTGGCGTCTGGAACGGTGATATGCACCTGGTTTGGCATGGGGTTGAAGCCCACTTCTCGCAGGCTGTCGAGGGTTGACTTGAAATCTATTGCTTCCATCGTTCTTCCCATTTTCGTTCTTCAGGAGTGTTATATTTCTCGGTTGAGTTGTCAGTGAGTATCATATCGGTTTCTATCTTTGAAGGCATTCGTTCGCGGGATGCCCATGTGGCCAACCGTTTGGGTAGTTCCCAAGTTTTTTCCAGCTCGTACCGCATACGGGTGCCTGACTTGTTCATTTCGCTCCAGTAGTTGAAGAAAGCACGTATCATTTCTTTGGAATAGCTGCTCAAGTAGGGTACCAACGACTGGTAGAAAGCTTCTTTCCGAGAGAGAGTAGCGGCTGTGGCCGCGTCCTTCTTTGCTACTGCGAAAGCAGTAGTTTCTTCTACTTTCTTCTCTTTCTTTTCTTTCTTTATTTTGTTTCCTTGCTGTTTCCAAGGTGTTTCCAAAGTGTTTCCTTCCTGTTTCCTTGGCGTTTCCCCTTGCGATAACTGGGCGTTGTATTTATCATAGTTACAGATGGTTATAACGGTTTGCCCTGTCTCCTTTGGTGTTTCCTTCGTTATCATTCCGTCTTGTATTAGCAGTTCCAAAAAGGTTCCTACCTTCTTTGTGGACCACTGCCAGCGGGATGCAAGGTACCGCAATGAAACAAGCATCTGTCCCCGTTTAACCTCAATCAACCTATTGCCGATAAGTTGCTTCGTGTCTTCAAATCGTGCGCTCTGAAGGATGTCGAGCCACGCTTCAAACCTCGAAAATATGCGCTCTTCGCACCACAAATGGTGCTCAAATAGTCGCCTGCTAATAGGTATGTAGTAATCCATGATAATTTAGAATCTTACGTTAGTCAGTTGCCGTCCTTTGGAATAGACGGCCCATTTCCCGTTGCCGCCGTCCACGAGACGGAGGTCTTTTATTTCTCCGAAGCGTTTGATGTTACCGCAGAGATCAACAACCCACCCGGCTTCCTTATCAGGGTGCGGACGGATGGCGCGGCCCACTATCTGATACCACAGAGCGAGCGACATCGTTGGTCGGGCCATAACGATAGTATCAAGTTCTGGGTAATCAAATCCAGTGGTGAGTACACCGACGTTTGCCACCACAGGAATTTTCCCCGCCTTGAACTGCCGGAGAATCATTTCGCGGGTGGCCTTTGGTGTGTCGCCGCTGACGATGGCTGTACCTGGAATGGATTTGGTGAGCTGTTCAGCTTCTTTCAGGAATCGGGTAAAAACCAGTATACCCTTACGCTTGCCACCCACCTTGGGATTTAGTAGGCGGCGGACAACGCTTACTAGAAAACCGTAAAAGTCGATGCGTTCGTATTCCTTTATGACAGATTTGTCCGTATAGTCGGCTCCGGTTGTGTTAGATTTCAAGTTGAGTTCATTCCAGCCCACGGGGTTCATTGGATAGTAATTGAGCTTTGAAAGATAACCCATATCTAGAAGTGTAGAAATCTGTACCTGGTAGATGACGTAGGAGAAGAAACAAGGTCGGGTGCGGGTAATGAATTTTAGCATCGATCCGAAATCGCGGCTCGAAACAGAGGCGGTAAGGTGTCGCCGTTAATCCCAGCACCTTGCAGCGTAACATCGTAAGAAATTCCTTGTACATGCCTTCTTTGGGATTGACAAGGTGACATTCGTCGATGATGATGTTGCGGAAGTGCTGAAAGAGTTCGGGGTGATTCTTTACGCTCCCTATTGTGGCGAAGGTTACCCTAGAAATTTCCTTGCGTCCGAATGATGCAGAGTAGATGGAACAGTCTAAAACTCCATACGAACACAGCTTCATGTAGTTCTGTTCAAGTATCTCCTTGCTGGGCTGAAATACCAGTGTATGCCCTTCAAGCCGACTGGCAATATCGGCTATTACTAAACTCTTTCCGGCACCAGTGGGTAGTACCTCGATTGCGTTTCGCTTTTTAGTATTATCACTGAAGAAACGGATGGCGGCATCACTGGCTTGTTGTTGGTAGTCACGTAGCTTATATGTCATAGTCCTTTTTCTTTAGCAAGTTTATCACCCAAAGCCTTGTAATACTTGGTGAGTTCGATTAATTCAAAGTCGGTCCACTTCCGTGTCTGACCGGCTTTCCATGCTAGCTTGTCGAAGCGTTGCTGTCCTATTTTAGCCTTCAGGTTTGTTTCATATCGAATCAGATGATCTGCGCTGAAGCGGTTACACGACCTACATTCTGCATGGGCATTATCCTCGTCAAAGCGTGTGGCCATGTGGCGGCGTGAATGGAAGTGTCCACAATCTGCCTGTTCGAATGGCTTTATCTGGCCGCATGAGATACAGCGGAAATACCTGTTCGGCATACAATCACGAAGCCGGATATAGCGGCTGAAAACTTTATCGAGTCTGGCTACTAAATCCGGCTTCTTCTTAATCTTGATACCTACCTTGTCGAAGAGTGGAAGGGGTTTTTCTTTCTTCTTTTTCTTTGAAAAATAATATTTCATATGTAAAATAATTATCTTTGTAAAAAGACACAATATTCAGATTATGGAACTATGTAAAATATTAAGCGATCTATATTCGCAGAATGATAACTTAATTCTGCCTATAATAAATACAGCCTTTCATGCAAGTGCAGAATGTTATCCAAGGTTGGGGAAATGTATTCATACTGGTTATTTTTGTAGAACGCATAAAGATGTATTGTTAGGATTTATTTATTGCATAGACGACAAGCAGCTTTATTTCCAACATAATAATACTCTTCCATTGGGTACATATATGTTACCTAATAAATCAGCTGTTTTGTGGGGAAATTGGATTGATGTAACAACTTCTAACAATAACTTATTCCATTGTTATGAGTATAATATTGCTAATGATAATATTTGTGTAGAGCCGATAAAATCGGTTGTGCAAAATAAAGAAATGATATTTATAAATGGGAGAAATGTATTTTCTATCATCAATGGCGTTAATAAATATTCTTTTAAAATTTACACTCCTCCCATCAGGAGGTTCTATTGTGGAGGCGAATTCAAATTTAGAGTTTTGTTTTAATTTATGATTTTGTTATAAACAGTGTTTATATGTAACTATTTACCTTATAATAAGATGATCTATTGAGCAAACGCTTTGTTTGAATTGCGGTAATCTAATGCTCTCTAAGTATCTTGAATGTCAAGAACTCGTTTGAATTAGCTAGGTTTTTAGATATCTTAATGACAGTTCGAACGGAGTTATAAGAGATATTCAATTTATTAATAAGAAATAAAACCATATCCTTGTTTTTTATAGTTATGTTTTTTGCGTGATTCTTTTCGGTGCTAAATTGAAGACCTTTGTTTTTAGTGAAAATAAAGTGTAACTCACCAGTTATGTTGTCGTGACGTATTCTTAAATATTTGTATCCGCCTTTACGTATCATAGTTGATACTTCCATATTGAATGTAATGGTATAGTACTGTGCTTTGTGGTTAAGAGAAAATTCATCAGCTTTCATGACACGTCCCCTTGGGGATTTATCAAAGTCAAAAAAAGTAAAGTCTTCCATTATTTATAAATTAATTTGGTAAACGACAATTTTATATTTTTTCAGTATTAAGCCCAATAGGGACATCGGCAGTGTTTGAGCCTGCATCACACAAGAACTTTGTTTTTATGTGTATCTGTGCATACAAACGTCTGCCAATGCCGCTATAATACCGGATGCCCGCCTTTTCAGGCTGTCAGTTATACTTCGATGATAACGATGTCAGGAGCAACGCCTTTAATAGCTTCGATCTTTTCGCCAATCACTTTGTTCTTGTATTCCTCGATGGCTTCGTTGGCCCCAGCTGAAACAAGAGAGAGAGTAACATCGCGGCCATCCACATCTGCGTAAATCTCAACTTCAATTTCTTCACAGGCAAAACCTTTGAAAAGAGGGATATTTAGTTTGAACGATTTGGGCAGATTGGAATCAACCACTTGAGAATAGTTGTCCGTCTTGCTTCCGTTCTCCTCCTTGTTCCGTTCGATGTCTTGGTTCACTTTGGCTTTGAAGTTTTTTAGTGTGGAAACGAGGACCATGTTCTCAGATTTGTCCTTGAAGAAAGCTCGGTGCATCTTGAAGAACTGGGACAGTTTGATGGGCTCCCACTTCTTGTCGGTGTTGATGCCGAACTCCTGCATTTCCTTTGAAGCCTGCAAAACTCCTTCAATTACCGTCTGGTAATAATTGGTTTCATCAATAGTCAAAGACATATACATCTTATCACGGTTTACGATGATGTGGGTCGATTTCTGATTAATCAATTCGACACGCTTCTCCAGCCATTTGAAAGGTGCATCTATCGTTCCATTGATAACTACTCTTTCAGGTTCTTTTGGGTCAAGTGCTACGGATGCCTTGCCTTCTCTTAAAACTACTTCGATAGGTGTACCGTTGTAGTCTTTCGGTACTACCAAATTAATTTTGTTTTCACTCATAATTAATCGTCTGTTCCTGTTTTACGGTTGATATTGAATATTGTCTTTTGCATTTCTTGCGGCATGATGGGGCGGCTATAAACAAGCTCACCTAGACGGTTGTAGTATCCGGCCATCTTCTCTTCGTGGTAGAGAATTTTGACGCATTCTTCATTTTCTACGAACTCCGAACCTCTTTTGATATGATCCAAAAGTTCGTGTTTTGCTTCAGTCAGAGGTTTTAATCTTCCTTTGAAGTCTTCCATGGCCTGCTTTTTCTCCATCTCAACATCGTTGATTGTTATTGAAACCTCGGCCAATGTTTCTTTCTTCTGAGCTAGTTCTTCGGGTGTAAATCGGTGTGTATATCCGATTTTCTCTACCGCGTCAGCGTTGTCCTGAAGAAACTTCCACCTTTCTTGTTCGGGGATTTCTTGTCCTAAGAATTTATCCATTGTTTTTTAGTTTAGAAATTAGTTCATCTTTCATTCTCAATATTTTAGCCAATCCTCTCATTCGAGATTGTGCAGCAAGATACATTTGTTTGTACATGCCGTCCTCTTTGACCGCTCGTTCATATTTGGCGGTTCGTTCATCTGCAAACCGTCCAAAGCTGTCACGCCTATAAATTTTTGAGGCGTTCATATCATTCCCGAATAAGTCTTTCATGGCTAAATAAATTCGTTATTACGTTCGATTTCCTGCTGTGCATATACCAGCATCTGATGTTCGTTGGCGGCAGGCAGGTATATGCCGGCCACGGATGCGCTCCAGTTTCGGAAACGGTCAATACTTAAAGTCATTTCACCGGTTGTCAGTTCTGCCGAACTTCGCAGATAGGTCACTTCACGCCCCATCTTGTTGACCATCTTACGCTCGAAGAGGTCTCGATTACAGGTTCGTTTATAGAAGTCTATCTTGGCCTCTTCGAGGCTGCACCCGTACTGGCTCCCAAAGAAACCAAGTAGCAGGTGTAGGTAGCTATTTTGGGCGAGCGTGCGGTTGGGAAGTTTCTTCTTCACTTCGACCACTGCCCGCTCTTGAAATAGTTTGTTGACGTATGCCTTGAACTTGGGTATGTCGTATTCGTTTTGGAGATTGAAAATGCTCATGGTTTAAAAGGGTAAGTCGTCCTTGGGGTTGCCTGCCGCATCGACGTGTGGCGGGAAGTTTTGTGGCGGGGCGGCTGCCGGTGCCGAAGGTTGAGGGGCGGGGTGGGGTGCCGCCGCCTGTGTTGGTGTCCGGCCTTCGAGCTTGTAACAGCGGATAGAGGTCATGCGTTTCAGTTCCCCGTCCTGTGTCTGCCATTGCCGACCTTGCAGGGCGAAAGAAACGGTCACTACATCACCAATGCAGAAATGGTCGAGTTCGGCACATTTGTCCCCGCTGACCTCCAGCGGGAGGACATTCTCATATTGACTACGTTCGCCCGTGTAGGGGTCATAAGTCGTTGCATCAAGCAGAAATTCACGTTTCAGAAATGGGTCTCCGCCTGTTTTGGATGGTATTTGGACGGTTTGGCCGATGGCTAGCATCCGTCCGGTAACTTGGTTAGGCATCTTCAGCAAAAATCTTTTTATCGGTTATCAATTCTCTGTTGTCGTTCAAGAACCGGATAAAATCCTCGCAATGACTGGTTAGGATAGGTATATCCCGTTCAGGAACGAAAGTGTAGCTTTCCGTATAGGTTGCCTTAAAGTCTGTGATGTTGTATTCGAACAACCTTACATCACTGCCGTTCTGCATCAGGCAATAGGGGTAAACTATATGTTGCCAGTGGTCTTTGAACTTGCCTACATAATAACTGCCTGTTGTCTTGATGTCGTGAACGGACATCGGCATCAGTTCGTCGATTACACCATATACAAGGACTTCCCCGAAACATGTAGGAAGGACAGCTTCTACCCTTTGCTGGGTTAAGGCACCTTTGTAGTAGTCGGCAAACTCGCGGCAAATGGAGAGAGGAAAGTCGAACTGTCTGCAGTTGTATGTCGCACGTAGTCCTGTTACAACTTGCCTGCCGTCCGGTATATCAGACAACAGCCTTTCCACCTGCACCTTGTCCGAAGTGCGGTTTTCAATCAGGCAGTCCACCACTTCGTTGAAGGCCGTCCCCTTGTCTGCGGCCTCGCTGTCGAACGGTACCCGGTTTATCGTGTCAATCAGACGTTGGAACTGCTGCTCCTTGAACTCTTCAGGGGTATGCGGAGGATTTTCCGAAAATCCCCAATACCTTTCGTAGATAGCATCGCTTCTCAGATACCCGGTAAAGGCATCAAGAAGCGTTGCATAAAACTTGAACTTAGGCTGCTTTGTCTGCATAGGTCTTGGATTTTGGGTCGTACACCAGTCCGAGGGCATTTACCTTGATTGCAAACAGCTTTCTGGCCATATTTAATGAGCTTCCAACATGCTCGAACTCGTTGATACGTGAAGCAAACTCGTTGGCCGAATTTGCGTCGGTGATAAACTCGATGTTCTCTTTGATTTCGGCTATTACCTTATCGTATTTAGCGGCTTCTTCTTTCTTCACCTGCAACATGTTCAGGTAAGGCACAATCACTTTGGAAGTGATAAAGTCATTTTTTGCTGTAGGATTTCCGTTGCGGTCAAGAATGGTTGGCACCTGCATCAGCCCCGGCAGATTACAGGTGTTTTTCCCGTCATTTCGAGATGTTGGGTCGAAGGTGATTGTACGTTTCTGTACGCCGTTCTCGTTACGCATTTCCAGATAGCCCAACAGGTCGAGTTCGGTTACAATGGAGTTGTACGACTTTTCACGTAGGGCGGGAATGAACACTGTGTCGTCACCTTCTTTGCGGGTATCACGGTGGGCGACGAATACCACGTTCTTGTTCAGGGATGAAAGTGCACGTGTCATCCATGAAAACTCGGCATTGATACCACCCCAATCCTTAATCTGCGGCTGGCGTGTTCCACATTTATAGGAAATGATGAAATCCATCATCTTGCCGATAGTGTCCACTACAATGGTTTGGTAAGCCGAAAGATCTTCCTGCAATACCTGTTGAACATCCTGCCATGAACTTACCTGCACGATGTCGATACCGTCCAAGTGGGCCATATTCACACGCTTTACACCATTGTCAAAGTCGAGCAGCAACGGCTTTGGTGCGCTCAAGGCTACTGTTGTTTTACCCATACCTGCCTGACCGTAAATCATCATCTTTACGGTGGAAGGAATTACTAATTCATTGGATTTCTTAATCAAACTCATAATCGTGATATTTAATAGGTTTATTTTAGTTGCGCATGTTTAATCACATCCCAAGCATTACAGAACCATTTCCCGTTCTGCTTGTTCGTCCGCTTCTCGGCCCGAATAAGTCCTTGTCCAACCAATTTCATCAGGCGTGATAGCCCGCCCACGATGTCGGCAGCTTGGTCACGGCCAAAGGTCTTGTCGTTGAGGACGATTTTCAAAACATCTTCGTTTACCATAGGCATATCCTTTACTTGATGCACATGATGGAAGTGTAGCCCGGATATTCAGTGGCCGACACGCGGTATTTCACATCCATCTTGTTCTTTAGTTTACCCATCAGGCGAAGGTCTCGGTTGCGGCGCGAAGCCTCCAGCTTGATACCGTTGTGTCTCTTCTTGTCGTAGGGGACTTTGTAAATGTCCCCCTTCTCGATGCTGTCAAACAGGCGTACTGTCTGATAGTTTTCATCTATTACAATTTCTCTAATCATATCAATTTGGTTTTAAAATAGGGTGGGTGATACGGGACTTGAACGCCGTGACCTGCGCAATAACTAACTAACCTTTATAAACTATGGGAAACACACAAAACCAATTTGCGCCGCTCTACCTGACTGAGCTAATCACCCTTTTTAGGTGTATTATCTTCACAGACCACACACCTTGGATTTCATAATAAATTCATCTGAGTTCGTCGTCTTTTCCGAAAAGATCGTCCAGTTCGGCGGATAGAGATTTCTCGTGTTTGCTGGCATACAGGCACGAGAAAGAGAAAATGGTTAGGGACATCCAAAACAGGATGCTGAGGTCAGCAATGGTGACTGCGCATACAATAAATGATACAGCCATGATAGTGGATAATATCTTTGCTTTCATGTTGATTAATGATTAAGAAAACCGCCCTTGCGAGGATAAGGGGATAGCGGTGCGCACTTCGCGTCCCCCACGGCTTTTGGCAAGGTATGTAGCACTGACCTTTTCTGCGGTTTCCGGGTGAGTTCCCGCCCCAGTTCCGATGTCTATGGCTTTCGCTTTGTTGGGTTACTAGGCTGGTGGGCCTGCGGGTATATATAGTTCTTGCTGGTGCCTGTTCAGTGAAGAACGTGTTTGTAGCCGACCTACGGCCACCTGCAATCGTATAAGTCGTTTTTGTTCTCGCGGTGATTAATGCGCTGCGTTTGCTTCTTGTCAGTCCCTTACTCGCATCCTTTTCACCGTGCCGCTATCGCTACTCAGTCGAACCCCTTTTGCGTCAGGTGTAGCAGTACACCTAAAATTTCCATCATGTCAAAGAACCAATCAAGTAGAACCCTGCCCGGCTCTCGCTGCCGGCTGCCGTTCAATCCGTCAGCAGGGTGTATTTGTTACCAGCATAGGTAAGGCTCGCTGGCTGTCCGCTCGTAGTTCACATGCTTGCTTGGGTATATCTCGTCGAGAAGAGTTTCATAGCTGTCTATCTCGGCCGTTATTGCTCGGATGGCCTCGTTCTTTGTGTCGGTATTGAACACTCTGCAAACGGTCTGTTCGTCGGCATTATGGGCGATGTTCAAGTCCTTGTAAAGGCTGTCAAGTTCTCGTTCGATTTCGTAGCGTGTCATAGTCATGCGATATTTAAAAGGTTAGCTTTCTTGTAGCATCTGTATTCTTGTCTCTCTGTGTCGAAGTACACTTGGACGGTATCATTCTTTTTTCTGTTGTCACCATTTGTGGCGGGGATCAGGTTTTCTTTCAATGTGCCGTAGGCTTCTCTTACAGAACCATCCACCTTCGTGAAGTAGAATTTTACTATTCTTTGCTTCATTGCAGCTTTCAGCTTCATGTTCGCCCAAGCGCATTTCAACGCTTCACTCATAGAAAAACCGTTTCGCTTTACGAACTGCCAAGCAAGGCTCATAATCTCGTGTAATACATTTCTTTTCATAATCGTGTGTAGTTAAATGGTTATTTACTATCTTTGTTTCGTATCAGTGTTACGTTTCTGATGCAAATATAGAGCATTGTTCTGATATAACAAAACATTGTTCTGATTTGTGTTCTGATTTAACATTTTTAAAGCATTGCCATATGAATAAGACGATAAAAGAAAGAACCCTTGAATTTATTAAGTACAAGGGTATTAGCATGAAAGAATTTGAATTGAAATGCAATTTGTCAACAGGTTATGTTACATCTATGAGAAAGGGGTTTGGCTCTGAAAAACTAAACAATGTTCTGACTTCTTATCCTGAATTAAATCGTGACTGGCTGTTATATGGCGAGGGAGAAATGATTAAAGAGGCAGCCCCACTCAAGTCTGGATCTTCCATTTCCCCAAACGATATAAAGGGAGGCGATTATTCAGGAACATTAGTCTATGACATTGATGCAACATGCGGTACCGACCAAAGGGATATTTACTTCACACAAGATAATATCATAGGCTCGGTAAACCTTCCCGGAATCAATAAGGGTTCACAGATTGTACGGGCAAACGGAGACAGCATGGAACCACGAATTTTTGATGGAAACATGGTTGTAATCAGAGAAATTCATAGTTGGGAGGATATTTTCTATGGGCAAATGTATCTTATCTTGTTAGATGAATATCGTATGATTAAGTATATACGTAGATACGAGCCGGACGAGGATGATTATATCATCCTGCGGAGTGAGAATCCGCAATATGATGATATAAAACTTCACAAGGGAAAAATCAGAAAGATGTTCATCGTAGAAAATATATTGTCTGTCAAAACACAGTTATAGGCATGAAATTCAATCAATACCTTTGGAACCTATACAAGAACTCACCTGACGGTAAGTCAGCCATATCTGCTTTTTCAGACAGAAAAGAATGGATAGAGGAAGAACGCCTGTTCGAGAAATACAACCCGAAAATTAAAGACGGATTCAATTCCGAAATGATTTGCGGAATACTGGAGGATTTTTGGTGCTATAAAGTTTCAGAATATGAAGGGGTTGAATTAAACACTCTGGAAGATGCCGGAAAGCTGTATGCGGAAATTATATCAACTGGTCTGATAATAGAATCGGAAGAAATTCTGAAGATTGGAGACTTTGACCGTATGCTGGATTTCGTACCGTTCATATCAATGGAGTTGAATAATTTGTTTGGAGAATATTTTTTTCCTTATCTTTATTTTGATGAGTTTTACCAGCTTACAAGACTTGCTGATTTTTTTGAAATCGAATTGCCTCCGATACCCAAGAAGCCTGATTATAGAGCAAGGTGTATGTATTATTGGGAACTCTGCAAAGTTTTCTATCAATTTAGGACAGAAAATGAACTGTCGCCTGCTGAGTTGAGCGCATTCATGTACGATCATGTTCCAGGCGTCATAGGGACTGACGTAAAGAAGGAAATGCCCAAGCCATCCGCTGCGTGGTTTATCGGAGGATTGATCAAAGGATATGATACTCATTGGACTACCGGATTCTGGCAAACAAACATGGATACTAAGAGAGGAGACATTCTTATTCATTATGAAACTTCTCCTGTGAGTGCTATTACCTGTTTATGGATAGCACAGGTTGACGGAGTGATAGATCCGTTCTTTCATTATTATAGTAATACCTATATAGGGGGCAGAATCGAAATACCACATATCTCTTTAAAGGAGTTGAAGACAGACGAATATTTTTCAAATCATCCGCTTGTCAGAAAGAACTTTCAAGGCGTTAATGGATGGCAGGTTACGGGAAAGGATTATGCAGAACTCATGAGGATGATAGAAGCAAAAGGATTTGACACATCCGTACTTCCACAAATATACGCACCTTCATTGCCGGAAGGAATAGTCATTAAAGAGGAAAAGGATGTAGAGAAAAAACTACTGGAGCCATTGTTGAATGAAATGGGGTGGTATGAGCATAAAGACTACATTCGTCAGTTGCCAATCCATGCAGGTAGAGGACATCGTATATTTCCGGATTATGCACTTCATTATGACAACAAGCCAGAAGAAGAAAAAGCAAAGGTGTTGATTGAAGCAAAATACCACATGAAGAACAACCATGAGATAGAATCAGCCTTTCTTCAGGCATTCTCTTATGCCAAGTTACTTCTATCTTCGGTGATTGTTTTGTGTGATAAAGAATGTATTCTTGTCTATGAGAGTAAGGAAGGATTCAGCAGGAGCCGATATAAGAAGTATTATTGGGAAGACATGAGAAATCCCGATTTATATAACGAATTAAAGAACAAACTAAATGTCTAAAGCTATGAGGAAAATACTATTGCTTATACTGGCAATATCACTGTTCGGATGCGGAAGTAACAAGCCATCCCAAGAACAGAAAGACAAAGCAGAAAGGTATGTCCAAAGCCTTGTAGATGCTAAAATAGGAATCTACCGAGGCGAACTGACCGATGCAAACTTTCTTGTTCTTGCCGTGGATGCTTATCCAGGAGCCAACTTCGACGTGTATGCACGTACATACCTCGAAGAAGCCCAGAGCAAGGGACTGGAGATAAAAGGTGTCTATATCGTAGACATCAAGGATTGCCAGTTCGGTGACGGATGGGTGACAGGCGATAGAATAGGGAAGGCATTCAAATAGAAAAATATGCAACGGAGTATCCTTGCTCTAATTTTAAATTCAAGTATTAATCTGATACGCAAACAGATAGCATAACTTTTGGAGAATTCCTTCTAAGGCGTGGGTCTTGCGTTCGAATCGCAACGGAATCACAAAGAAGGAAGTCAT